AGATCATCCAGAGGTTGAAATACTTTATTGAAGATAAGGGTGAGTTAACAGTAGATAGAGGGCAAGGATTGACTGAGTCTAAACTATACCAGATAGGTTCCTTGTGGATGTTCATGCTTGCAAATGATAACACTTACCTATTTCAGTTAATTTTAAAAATGATAATGTATAGAAAGGAGTATCAGCAGTATAGCAGTAGCAATAGACCCGCTACACTAGTAAGCAAATATAATCAAGCAAAGCAGGATCTTGCAGAGAGTATCTGGTCGCACTACAGTGATCGAGAAGTAAACTATGATAATAAGATGATAATGACTACGACTGATGCAAAGAGGGTCGGAAGAACATATTTGTCAAGAGGTCTTGTTTCAATACTTGCTGCTCCAGGTGAACGTGATAACCTTTATGTTTTAGATGCTGATGCTCCTTCTGGACAGCGTAGTCTTGAGGGAATGATCGGAACGGGCACATCGTCGTTTAAAATTTGGGACATGCCACTAGAGGCAGCAAGAAAATTTCAGATAGAGGCAGAACAGGATGCTAATGTTAATTTAGGAAGTTCTGATGACCCTGGAACTCAAAAATCAGATTCAAAAAACTTCAATACAGTTACAGGTGATCTTGGCGTCGGATATTACGGAAGAGTGGCAGTTGCAATGAAGGTTATGATGGAGATGCTATGTGATAGCTTGTTTGTAAACTTTTCATCATCTACCGCAGATGTTAATGCAAGTGTAGGTAATGATGGTGGCGGAGGCCAAGGACATCAGGCATATACATATCAAGCTGCGTCATTTGGATATAATTTTTTGAATGCAATTGCATTTTCTGAGGCTCTGGATGCCTGGTCAGATGCAGGAAAAACCGGTGATTACAGTAGTCAGTTGAAAGATAGCTTAAGAAACAGGCTAGACGGTGAACAGCTAAGGGTTGAGCCAACAAGCTTCAGCTCAGACATGGCTAGTCTAAGAGATGATCAAGTTCAAGAAGCGATATCTGATGCATTAAGAGTTTTTTCTAATATGTCTGACATTAAGATAAATCTTTTTAATGAGGATGTGCATATATTTAACATTCTTCACTATCTGCAAAAAATAAAGGACGTGCTAAATACGACATCGACATCAGTTCAGAATAGCTTAAATCATAGCAGTGGTCCCTACGCAAATACTTTGACTAATTTGAATACTGAAAGCGGCAGGTTTTTATGTCAAAACCTAACAAGAGATCAGCTGTCTTTAAGCGGAGCGCTATATCATTCTCTTCTTAGTCCGTCTCGTGAGTATCCCGCATTTCCTGCCGGCAAGACGATTCACTCTAAGCAGGTTCTAAACATGCTATCCTGGATGACACAAGACGTTTTCAGCCCAGATGCAATTCAAGTTGGCGGACGACCAAGAATAATGACTGTAGGTCTTCCGGCCGGATTATTAGAGTATCTTAGGGATGCATCAGAAAGTCAGACAGGTGACTCGTACTACGGTGATGCGACAACTATTAAGATAGTTGTTCACAGGCAAAATCTCGTTAGTGATAGTGAGAATCCAGGGCCTCTTGTATATTATTTTGACACAGCTAATCACATAGTAGAGGGAATCGAAGGACAGGATGACATGATAAGTCTCGCACCTAGTGATCCCTCACCCTATGGTACAGCAAGCATGCTAAATGATGCAAATATCAGGTCATTTCACATCTTAAACAAGCATGACGAAGTTGAAACAAAGGTATTGACACCCAATCCTGTTGACTTAGGTAAGTACGGTACATCAACTAATCTTAAAGATCATATAAGAAACAATCACTTGTCAGATCACTATCTAAAAATTTATCTTAAGACAGTGATGGGAATAGACATCTATGAGGATGTATTTCAACATGATACCGCTAGCACATTACGATCTGGACCAGACTCTGTGTCTCTTGGAACATCAGTTGCTAAGGAAGCCATTGTTGCTAATACATCACAGACATACGAGAAGGCAATGACGAGTGCGCTTCAAAATCTTAGTCAGTTTACGGTAAAGACGACAGAGGAGGCAATTGAATTTAGCAGATTGTCAAGTGAGATAGCAAGATCTTTACCCTTTAGCAAGCAAAAATATGCAAATAGGGTCCTCCAGGCTAAAAAATTTGATAGAGTTTTTTGCCTTCTTGTTCACGAACAGAACCCTTCGTTTATGTCTGGAGATGCTAACGACCAGACGCCGACAGGTGTACCTGTGATGATGGCCGAAGGTGCAATAAGACCTATCACAAATCAATCTAACACATCAGGTGACACAAGTAGCAGTTCTAATTTTGGAAATACGGGAAGTGATTCAAGTGAGATGTGGGGTGTTGATGATCCAAGCTATTATAACTTCTTTGTAACAGTAGAGCTTGCACAAAAGCCTTTAAGCCTTCATAGGTGATTAAACGATATAGACAGAATATCACGGACAAAAGATATGACAACACAGGAATTTTATAACAATACCTACAAGGGTATAACTCCAACAGATGGTGTTGAAGGTGTCGATTCAATTAGCAATAGCACGCTTCCCTCGTCATATCCTTCAAAGCCGGTAACACAGATCGACATACCAGAGGTGTCACAGCTAAATGCAGAGTTTAATTACGTTTATTTTATGCCTGATGAAAAAACAAATCAAAGCTCTAAACAGATAAACATATCAATTAACGATACAACAAGAGATGAGCTAGAGTTTTTGGCCGGCACAGATAGGGTTCCTCGATTTGTTAGGATCACATTTTCTCCTCCCTCGTTCAACACACTTGCTAGTGAACAAGGAGGAAATCTGTCATCTGCAGCGATGAATACGATATTTGAGAATGTCAAGGTGTCTGAGAATGTTAGTAATATAATGTTCGAAGATGCGATATCAAATACGTCATTTAGCAGTGTAAATCTAATGGATACAGGTGTTGATAGAAAATTTTATACATCTCTTAGCTCGTCAGCGGCGCTTTCAGGCTTTTCATCTCCGACAGCTCAGATGCCAAACAGTGTAACGTCTGTTGATCCTTTTTCTGTTCGATCTGTTCTTGGAAATCTACAGTCAAAAGGTGTAACATATTCTAAGACTGATATAAAGGAATCTGTTGTATCTGATCCTCTCTTACATGTTAGAAGTCTTCAGCTTGACTTCAATGCTAACAATCTGGTGTTTGGAACAATAGTTAGCGGTTCAATCATCGATAATATAAACGTATATGCAGATGAGCTAAGTGGAATACTACAGTCTGCTGAGTTTGTACAAAATGCGACAATTAATAGTGCAAATCCCACACAGGTGTCAGAGACAGATTATGAACCTGTTGTTATTCCGATTGATCAGGAGCTAGTCAATGCATCCGCTCAAGGAGGGACAAATGCCAACGAAGGGTCTGTTTTAATCGGATTTTTAATTCAAAAGTTTGAGATAAAGGGTGACGGAAGCCTGTCAAAAATGAGATCAATACCTGTTGATTCAGCAGATATTACATCAGTTATCGATACTGAGGTCATGTATGGAGGAGAATATCTGTATAAGGTTCATGCGATATCATTGTCTAGATTTGAAGCAAGAAGAATATCTACGTCGACAGCTGATCAGGTTGTTATGGCCAGCACACTAATAGCGTCATCTGGAATAAGCACAACTGTGATGTGCAAGGAAGACATGCCACCGCCACCACCAGTTGATGTGAGATTTAAGTATGATTTTAAGAAAGGGGGCCTGATAATATTCTGGGAGTTTCCAATAAACCCACAGAGAGACATTAAGAGATTTCAAATATTTAGACGAGGAAATATAAGACACCCATTTACCCTGATTAGAGAGTATAATTTTGACAATTCGACATCAATAACACAGCCTCTTGAGAGAGCACCGGCATCGATATCACAGAGAATGAAGCATCCTAAGAAGTCATTTAGAGATGCATATTTTACAAAAAGCTCAAAGTACGTCTATACGCTGGCTTCAATTGATGCAAGAGGTCTATCATCAAATTATTCTATGCAGCTTGAGGTGTCATTTGATAAATTAAAAAATAAGCTAAATGTCAAGATGATATCACGATCTGGTGCACCTAAATCTTATCCAAATTTATATCTAGATGGTGATGTGTTTGTCGATACAATGAAAGATTCAGGCCACAGTAGAATAAAAATATATTCTGATCCCGAATTTCTCAAGGTATATAAGAGAGAGGTGTTACAGACGCAGTCAGGAGGCTGGGATACGAAGAGCAATGATTTATCTTTAATTCGTGGACTTGATGAGTCAGAACCGTCTTATCCTGCATACAAGCTGCAGATTCTTAATACAGATCTTCAAAGTGCAAAAACAGTTGACATATATCTAAGTAATGTTAGAACAGAACCGCAGTCAGTTGCAGAGTCTTCAGCAAACGTTACAACGCTTGCAATGTTAGGAAATTCAGGTCAGGGTAGCTGAAGATAGATAAATAATTCTATTTACTGTGAATAATTAAGATTTGTATAATTATTGATAGAAGTTCAGGCACGGCCTGTTGAAAAAAGAGGTGTATCATCGGGTATCTTGATCATTCGACTAACAACATTATTCTCGACGCTGTTTTAACAGATGTCGGTCGTCAATTTCTAGCGAGAAATGACGGATCATTTTCTATTGTTAAATTTGCACTAGGGGATGATGAGATAGACTATTCAATTATTAAAAAGTTTGGTAGAACCGTCGGCAAGGAAAAGATTGAAAAGAACACACCAGTTCTTGAAGCGTTAACTAGGGGAAATCTTGGACAAAAGTACAGGCTGGTAAGCATTAGCAATCCAAATTTGACAAAGCTTCCTAACTTAACGCTCACAGGTGTGTCAGATAGCACGCTTTCACTCACAAGGTCAACAACTGCAGGTGACATATCAAAGAAGGTGACTGTTGAGCAAGCTGTGTCAGGTGGAGGTGTCTTGGCACCAGAGCTAACAGATGCTTCGTTTAAGGTGACAATAGATAATCTATTTTTGTCAATTCCCGGCGTAGGAGGTCCTGACTCTGTTAACGCTGATAACATTGCAACATACATTATACCTGCTGATCCCATAACAAACACATCAAACTTAGGCGCCTTAACCATGACAGTCCAGGCAAAATCTGTGTCAAATTCAGTTCACACGACATATAAGCAGAAAGGCGGCTCAGTTGTAGAAAAGGTTGTAGAGATATCTGGCATGAATTCAGGTGCATTTACAAGCTTCAAAGTTCAGATTTCGTAGGTTGGAGTTCTTTAAGTGGCTACATTTAAACAAATAGCAGCATCAGACATTAAGACAAGTAGATCATTTCTAAATCAACTTGTTGATGTGATCCAGGAAGATATATCTGGGTCTACAACAAGAAAAAAATATCAGGTATTTGTTACAGGCGGAATAGGTCCAGGTGTAACGTCGTCACTATTCCAAACAGTGCATGATCAAGATTTCACATTACAAACATCAAATCCGGTATTTGATATAACGATGGGCCTCTATAGCGGCAGTGCAACAGTTACAGGATCTGCGACAGGGCAGGATTCAGCAGGAAAGCTGCTATTCCCATCTCAGTCAGTGATGATGAGAGAGAAAGTTGACATCTACAGGCAGCATGCAAAGCTTCTTCTTGGTGATGCAAGCGCACGATTTACAGCACCAATTAGCAACGCTGGATCTGAAGACGGAATAGATGAGGCGATGTTTATTAACTTTAAGCGTCTGTTTACAAGAGATCAGATAAAGCGTGAGAGCTTTGCTATGAGATTCTTTGCAACTGCTTGCATTGATACCGAGGATACAACAGCTAGAAATGGATCTGTTGCAGGACCGGCGTATACGAATCTCAACAGAACGACGATAAGCGGATCAAAGATATTTGCAGACATTGGGGCAGCATCAAATCAAGAGACTACATTTGGAGGATCAGCTGGAAATATTGTTAATGCTGCTAATACTGCAGAGTCAGTCGGTGTGCTGTTTTATCAGCAAGGAACAGCCATATTTGACATGAAGAAGATCTTGTCTGGCGGACAGCATGTCTCTGGTGCAATTTCAGCGATGAATGAGAATAATCCGGGATCTGTCGGAACAGGAAAGATGGTTATCGGAGGAGGAACACAGGGAGGAACAGCAGATCTAAGCGGAAATGCTGATGCCAAGTTCATTCCAGATCTAGTGGTGTCGGCATCGATTGATGATATTGTCAATCATATCTGTGGCTGTAGATTCAGCTCAGGATCACAGACAGCAATAACATTCCAAAATATTACAAACATTAACTCTACGTTGATATTCTGTCGTGCTACAGCTGACGAGTTCAACTACTCAGCAAATCCAACCTATGTTGACTCTAGCAATGACATACAGGTGATCGAGGCAGGACAGGAGAGCACACAGAAGTCATTCTCATTCTTTACATCTGTTGGGCTGTATGATGCCAATGATAACTTGCTAGCTGTGGCTAAGCTTAGCCGACCAATTGAGAAAAATAATGAGAAAGATCTGACAATTAGAGTTAGACTTGATTTTTAATTTCTAATTGTGAGGTCATGTGTCTCTTATAAAGATACTATCAGAATTCTTTGAGAATACGTCTTTAACCTTACATCCAGATGTTACTTTTGTTTCGTCGTCAAAGGCAAGTGATCGCTCAAATAATGCACACACAGTGCCCAGTCAGATGTCTGGGTCTGTTAGCGTGTCTGCTAGACCTAGTCCATTTATCAAGGATGTCAAGGATTTTTCTATATCTGCAGAAAACAAAAACGCGTTTAGCTCACAGGGTCTAGGAGGATTTGCAGCAGAGGATGACCTTGTCGGAGCGTCAAGGCAGGTTTTAAGTGCGACCAGACAGCAACAGAGCGTCAATATTTCGTCTGTTATTGATGAATATATGTCATACGTTCATAGCGGTAATGTTCTCCCTAGAAATAGAAAGATGATCCCTATAAGAAGATATGGTGAAAATGATTTCTATTATGAGGTTAGAAATGCTAATTCTGACATGGCTTACGCATATGAGCAGTCCGCGATGTCTACAGGATCAATGATCAAGTCTACGATCAAGAATTCACTGATGCCATTTTATCGTTCAAAGTATGATTCCTGTGAGTACTCATATACAAACTATCACTCATTAAACTTTTTTACAGCATCAAATGTTCCTAGTGATTCTGCACTGATATATCCAAATTCAGGTGCGTTGAGAGGGTATAGCACCGTGACATCTCTCAGCCCAGGATTTGCCCATACCTTTGGACCGTATAGATCAGGGTATCTTAGAAAGCAGCTAGATCCAAGAGGTGGATCAGACAACCCAGATAATATGGTTCCGTACAGGTGGGCAGTATTTTCTAGCGCTGTACCGATTTTTAGTACAATTCCTCCATATACACTTAGTGGTTCATTTACATTTGACTTCTATATAAATCCAAGATATCATAATGGTGCATCAGATCAGGATTTCAAGCCTGGAACCATCATGCATCTTCCAAACAACTATGCTATATCTCTTGTGTCAGGGTCAGAGCGTGATGAAAATGGTCTGACAAAAGGATACAGGATACTGCTTCAGTTGGCAGAAAGCTGTGAACACTGGGAGCCGTCACAGATTCCCGTTGAGGTATCATCATCAAATTCAAAATATAAAAATCAGGTAGCGATGGCTGCACCACAGTCTAGTGAGTCTGGACTGATGTTTATCACACCAGATAACTCACTGCAGAGAAATCACTGGCATCATATATCGATTAGATGGGGAACGAATTTATTTAATAATGGTGAGGGAAGCATAAGGGTTGATGATGCATCATATCCATTTACAATAAACTCATCATCAATACAGCCTGGCGCTGGTTCGACAGCATTTAAAACAGCTGGTGCCTTATTTATTGGAAACTATTATAGCGGATCAGATGTAATTGATCAAAATGACAATGAGGCAGGGGCAAATTCAGCTAAATTTTTTAATTCGACGGCGGCGTCAAATGAGGGAGTTGTTGACCTGGGCTTCAAAGGAGACCCAACAGGATCAAAAGGCGATTCAGGATTCGAGCTAAACCATCCGTTAAATGCTGAGATCCATGACGTAAAGATATTTACAGAGTATGTTGATGATAACATCGTTCACAGCGCATCTATTATCGGGCAGACGTCAACAGGAAGCATGCTGTTTTATCTTCCACCATACTTTGTTAAGGAAAGTCGTCCGAGAAAAATACTTAAGACACCGTTTTTTGATAAAACTGCACAGACAAATACTCCATTTAACGTCACAGCGTCTCTTGCAGTCGGCGGTCATGTCTTAAACCTTGAAAACTTTGTTAGAGATTTCATCACAAACAATCACCCACGCCTATACAGGTTAACCGGTTCAACAGGCCCGACAACCACAAACAACGTAGGAAGCGATGTCGGCGTTGCCAGATCGCACAGCGATAATACAGAGTGGTCATTTAATGAGTATTTTTATGCAAGCTCAACAGGATCTCTAGCTGTTTCTAATTCAAAGTGGGAAGACGTTCTCCGCGGATCAGCTAGAAAGAGAAATCTAACTGTCTTACCGTGTGATAACGGTCTATTCTTTCCTGATTATGAGATCCTTAGAAGTGGCACGCTGCCTGAGTCTCTTATTAGCGGGCCTATGTCACGGTTTAAAGGTGATCTTGGAGATCTTAATCTAAGCGTAATTAACATAGATAAACTGATAGCGTCTGGTGGAAATCCAAGATTGTGGTATGACGGCATGGCAGTGCCCAGTAATGCATTTGCAAAAACTTTGCTCGGTGCAACACCTGAAAAGGCATCAGGAGCGCCTGAAATAGCAAGCCTTGCTGTTGCACAGAGAACTAGAGACGTTAGCTCTAATGAGATAGTGATATTTGACATATCAAATCTATACTATGGAAACAGAATACTCCCTGGAAGCTTCAAGATAGAGGACTACGATGTCACCGGATCTAGTGGTGCCGTCAAGATGACATTAAGTGACAATGGAAAAGGAAGCATTTACAGGTCTGATTCCCTGACGCCGCACCCTAAGTGGGCCAGCGTAGGAAATATTTTCTATGATGAAGGGATAGTTCTTATAAAATCTCCAAACATTCCGTTCTTTGGAAAAGATCAGTATAAGGTTAGTTTTAAGGGAGAGCAAAGCTCTCACATATTAACGATAAATGTACCGTGTGACGTAGGTCTTCATAATTCATCATCAAACCCGCAGTATCAGGTTGTGTCAGCGTCATTTGATGCAAATGATCATGATCCAAAGTTTGTATATATCGACGGAATAAACTTTCACGATGATAATTTAAATGTTATAATGAAGGTAAAGCTGGCACAGCCTGTTAAAAAGCGACGCTCAGATGAGATGCTCTTTAAGATAAGGGAAGATTTTTAATTAAAATGATACTTGGCCTCGATGTTTCAACAAGTTGTACAGGCTGGTGTGTTATTGATTATGACGGATCTCTTGTCGATATTGGGTTTATCTCTTTAAAAAAGATAGACGAAATGTATGATAAGGCATCAAGGGTTGCCGACGATCTGTCAGATGTTTTTAAAAAACACGCGATACAAAAAATCTTAATTGAAGAAAACTTACAGGCATTTAGACCTGGGCTATCATCAGCTAAGACATTAATGACTCTTGCCAGATTTAATGGAATTATATCGTATATCTGCTACGACAGGTTTAACATGAAGCCTGACCACATTAATGTCAACGTTGCTAGAAAGTCTGTCGGGCTAAAGCTTGATAGAAAATCTGATAAGACGACAAAGGAACAGATTCTTGAGTGGGTATCATCAAAAATTCCTGATCATATCTGGGAGACGAGAGTGCTAAAAAGCGGACCGAGAAAGGGGCAGACTGTTGTGTCAGAGGGGTGCTTTGATTCAGCAGATGCGTATGTCATCGCTAGTGCATATTCACATATGAACACGTGAAGAAATAATTGTATATTTTTAAAGTTATACATGAAAAGCATAAGTGAAAAAATTCGATTTGTTAAAAGGGTGTTTGGTCCTGCAATACTAGCAAGAGATGGAAAAAATATAGCTGTGATGTGTCCTGCGTGTGCATCTAACAGTAGACAGGTGAGAAAGAAAAAGCTTTCGATAAACCTAGAGACGTGGCAGTTTCACTGTTGGGTGTGTGGTACAAAGGGAAAGACTCTCGAAAATATAATAAAGAGATACATAGATGTCTCTCTTGCAAGACAATACGCGTCAGAGTTTTTAGGAAAAAGCCTGGAACCTACACATGAAGACGACATAGAGGAGAGTGTAAGGTTACCAGATGACTTTGTCTTGCTCGCTGATAGTCTTGATAGTAACGATCCTGACATAAAGGCTTGTATCAGCTATGTCTATGGCAGGGGTCTAAAAGATAGAGACTTTTGGTATTTTAAGTTTGGAACAGCCAGGTCCGGCGAGCACAGAAGAAGGATAATAGTACCATCATTTGATGAATTTGGTGATCTTAACTACTTTTCTTCTAGAACCATTGATAATAAGGTAAGGCCAAAGTATCTAAATTCAAAGCTAGACAAGACATCTATTGTGTTTAATGAGATAAACATAAGATGGAATGATGAACTAACGATCGTCGAAGGCCCGTTTGATCTTGTAAAGTGTAATTCAAATGCAACATGTCTTTTAGGATCGTCACTTAGTGAAAAATCAATGCTATTCAAAAGAATCATAGCCAATAGCACTCCAGTTCTATTAGCGCTAGACTCAGACATGGTGATCAAGACAGACAGATATGCAAGGCTATTGTCAGAATACTGCTGTCATGTTAGAATGGTAAGCCTTGATGAAGACACAGACGTGGGTGATATGAGCAAGAAAGACTTTTTAGCTAAGAGGGATGAGGCAGTTGAGTGGAATATGTCTGATTTTCTTTTAAGGAAAATAGGAAGGCTACAGAGTGGATCATCATTTTAAGATTATTTATTAGATGAGATGTTTTTGTAAATACCAGTACAGGTTGTGTAATATTATTGGACTTGTGCAAAATTTGAGTATATGAAAGTCATACATTTAGGAGATATTCACTGGCGTGGACTTTCACGCCACGACGAGTATCGAGAGTCATTTGCAGCCTTTTTTAAGATTGCTACAGAATTAAATCCAGATGTCATCTACGTCGGCGGTGATATTGTTCATTCAAAGACGCAAGGGATATCTCCAGAGCTGATAGACAACATCTGTTGGTGGTTTAGGGAGCTGTCGTCGATCGCACCTGTCCATGTGATTCTTGGAAATCATGACGGCCTTCTTTTGAATAAGTCTAGACAGGATGCGATATCACCGATACTGTCAGCATTAAATGATCCAAACATATATCTTTATAAGGATTCAGGAACATATCCCATAGTAGATCATCCTGGATTTAGCTGGAACGTATTTTCATGCTTTGATGAGCCAGGCTGGAAAGATGTCAAACCGACTGACGATGATGTAAATATAGCACTATTTCACGGATGTGTTCAGGGTTCTAAGACTGATTCAAATTGGGAGCTTGAAGGTGAGATAACAGCAAACTTTTTTGATGATTATGACTATGCTCTTTTAGCTGACATTCACTATGTTCAATTCTTAACTGATGATAAAAAGATAGCCTATTGCGGGTCACAAATTCAGCAAAATTACGGTGAGTCGGTCGGCAAGGGGTTTTTATTTTGGGATATCAGGGGAAAGGATGACTTCGATGTTTCTTTTCATGAGATACCACACAGTAAGCCATTTATAACGATTGACTGGAAGGGAAGCGTTAAAAAGACATTAATAGAATCTGCAAAGTATCCAAACGGTTCCAGGTTCAGGATACGATCTGACCAAAGTATGACACAGGCAACATCAAGACAGGTTCAAAATGAGCTGTTAACGTTTAAGTCTGCATCTGAGGTCGTGTTTAAGTCTGAAACAACATTTAATTCATCAGAAATTAACAATAAAAAAAGTGTAAGTGGTGATAATTTAAGAGATGCAAAAGCTCAAAAAAGGCTGATTAGAGAATATTATGATAACATTAGCCATAGAAAAGGAACATTTGATAAATTTGATAATCTAATTGACAAATATCTATCTCAAATAGTGTTAGAGGATGAGAGGCTAAGAAACGTAAGGTGGCAAATTAATAATTTTAAGTTTAATAATACGTTTGCATACGGTTCTGGAAATATGGTAAATTTTGATAATCTTCCTGGAATAACTGGAATCTTTGGAAAAAATACAAAAGGAAAGTCATCGATAATTGGATCATTGATGTATGGTTTATTTAACACTACAGACAGAGGTCCGATAAAAAACATTCATGTAATCAATAATAGAAAGAATAGTTGTAGCTCAACAATTGAATTTAGCATGAATGGAAAAAAGTTTAGAATAAAGAGAAAGACTGTCAAAAATACAACAAAAAAAAATGACACATATGCAACAACGAGCCTCTACCTATATGAGATTGATGACGCGGGCGACATAGTATCAGACCTATCAGGTGAGCAACGAAGAAACACTGAAAAGATTGTTAGAAATATGATAGGAACATCAGAAGATTTCTTAATGACATCTCTTGCGTCACAGGGACAGATGAATACGTTCATTAGAGAAAAGGCAACTGCAAGAAAAATGATATTGACAAACTTTCTTGATCTAGACATATTTGATAAGCTTCATGATTTTGCAAAAAATGACTCATCTGATACACGATCAAAAGCCAGACTGATGAAACATGAGGACTGGGACTCGTTAATTGATGATCAAACATCAATCATTGAAAAAAATAAAGAAAGTCTTGTGAATACTGAGAGTACGATAAAGACAAAAAGAGAAATCCTTGAGAGGCTAAGCATTGAGCTAGCAACAACAGGCGGAATTGATATTGTTACACCGTCTGACGTCAAAGACCACAGGGAGAAGGTTAACAAAAATAAAGATGAGCTAGAGTGTTATGAAAGAGACCTAAGAGTCTTAAGTGACAATCTAAAGAAAGAAAATGAAAGAATGCTAAGAATTAAGTGTGTAAAGAATGACTTTCCGATCAAGAAGCTTAGAGAGAGTTTGGCATCACAGACGTCTCTTGAAAAATCTTTGCTCTCACTTGAGCACGAGTGCGAGGTTCAAAAAAACATACTCAGTCGTCAGAAACGATCTGTTAAAAAGCTACTAGATGTTCCGTGTGGTGATGAGTTTTCATCATGTAAGTTCATTAAAGACTCTCACAAGGATAAAAAGAGCATTGAGTCACAAAAGCTTGCTGTCTCTAGTATGTCTAAAAATTTAACCAAGGCAACAAAAGCATTTGAAAAAATAAAGCTAGAGAACGTAGAAGATAAGATTAAAAAGTTTGATAAGATTTCTGAAAAGGAGGCCGAGATTCTTCGAAAAATTTCGAGCTTTGAAGTTGAAAGGGGCGAGTTGCAATCTAAGATATCAAATTCAGAAAGGATCGTTGATGAAAATTTAAAAATCTTAGATGACATGCTTATAAGGGTAGTTGACGAAGAGTCATCATCAGAGTGCATCAAACTTAAAAGCAACATTTCATCACTAAGGGATGAGATAGAGCGCCTAGATGAAAAAAGGCTGTCGTGTTCTAATGAGATAGCCCGTGCCAACGTTGAGATAACGAGGCTAAAGAGCGAAAAGAGTGAATTTAATAAGATACGAAGGGATCTCAAGATGTATGATATGTTTATACAGGCAATGTCAAAAAAGGGAATCCCACTCCAGATAATGATGTCCCAGCTTCCCCTAATAAATGATGAGATATTAAAGATACTCCAGGGTGTTACAGGTTTTACAGTTGAGTTAGTTGCAGATCCTGCATCTAATGCAATGGATATCTTTATTGACTATGGTGACTCAAAGAGGATAATTGAGCTAGCATCTGGAATGGAAAAGATGATGGCATCACTTGCAATGAGAGTTGCACTGATCAACGTTAGCTCTCTTCCAAAGACAAATATGCTAATTATTGATGAGGGGTTCGGTGCGCTTGATGAGACAAGCATTGAGGCCTGTAGCAGATTACTTGAGTCTCTTAAGAAGTGGTTCAAGAATATCATAGTTATATCACACGTTGATGCGATAAAAGATGCTGTTGATAACTCTCTTGAGATACTGAAAAATGAAAAGGATACGATGGTGTTCCATGGATGATGAAATTATCATCATTAACGGAAGAGAGTCAGACATAACCCCTTTATTCTGTCCTGTATGCAGATTTGTGATGAATAACTCTGATGACGATGTCTATTACACTAGATATAAATGTTGTTCAGACTGTGCTATCAAGTGGGCCGAACCAAATAGAGATCGCTGGATCGCAGGCTGGAGGCCGTTAGAGCGTGATCTAGATGTGGAAATTAAAAAAAGAAAGCTAATTCCTCCTAGTTTTCAAATCTAGACTTGATAAATACTTATATTGGGTGATAATAATGCTAAACTTTGAAGAAACTAATTGTATTGGACAAATTTTAAACGACACATTTGGCAAGAGCTCAACTGTAAAGTCTCCAACCATGTCAATTAAAGGGTCGCTCGCCGGAGAAGTACTAACACTAAAATATACCACAGTTGTTCATCTAGCATCTGAAAGAAATCTGAGAGATCAGGTTAAGGTTTTTGAGGAAGAATCTGTTAAGTTAATCAAGGAATACATCAAAAATATTAAAAAAGAATTCAAAAATGATGTAAGTAGATCTCTTAAGCTAAAAGAGCTGGATACAGATGACAGTGTCGAGATGATTACAACATCTCCTTACACACCAAGGAAGGTCGCCTATTACAGAAGGTCAACAAGGTTTCTCTGTGAATAATGACAAAAATAAACAAGACAAATCAGATAAAGGAGATCGTTAAGTCTGGTAAAGATCCTGTATACTTCTTTAACAACTATTTAAAAATACAGCATCCTGTTCGCGGTCTAATACAGTTTGACACATACCCGTTTCAGGATGACTGTGTTGAAACATTTATTGATGAGAGATTTTCAATAATCCTTAAGTCTAGACAGCTAGGAATGTCAACTCTTGTGGCAGCCTACTCTGTGTGGCTGGCATTATTTCAGAAAGATAAGAATGTTTTAATTATCGCAACAAAATTATCAGTTGCTCAAAATTTTATTAGCAAGGTAAAGACGATGATTAGAAGTCTGCCTAAGTGGTTAGTCTTACCTGAGATCGTCACAAACAATAAGCAGCTGATAGAGTTTAGTCACGGATCATCGATCAAGGCGATACCGACATCTGACGATGCCGGTCGATCTGAGGCGCTATCTCTTCTCATCATCGACGAGGCAGCATTCGTTAGAAATTTTGATGAGCTGTGGATGGGATTATATCCCACGATCTCTACAGGTGGTCGAGTCATCATACTATCAACACCCAATGGCGTTGGTGGTCAGTATTATAAGCTATACACTGATGCCGAGGCAGGATTAAACGAGTTCAGGTCGATAAAGCTTCCATGGAACATCCACCCAGAGAGAGATGAGACGTGGTTTAATGAGACAACTAAAAACCTATCGCAGAGACAGATCTCTCAGGAGTATCTCTGTGACTTCGCATCATCGGGTGAGACATTCCTGTCAGACAGTGAGATAGACTGGATAAGATTAGAGTGCAAGCCTCCCATAGATAGGGCAGGCAATGATATGAATGTGTGGATATGGAGATATCCGCTATCAGAGCATCAGTATGTCATATCTGCAGACGTCTCAAGAGGTGACTCAAGAGACTATTCGACATTTCACGTGATAGACGTTACAGAAGGTGAGTGTGTTGCAGAATATAAGGGAAAGATACCCCCAGATAAGTTTGCAGAGCTTTTACACGAGTTCGGCCACAGATATAATAAGGCATTACTATGCCCTGAAAATAACAGCTATGGGTACGCAACTGTTTTAAAGCTAAAAGAAATGCAATATCCTAATCTTTATCACAAGAGAAGAAAGGCAGTGTATGTCGGGGACTATGTGCCCAGCAAGGATAGTGATATCGCAGGATTCACAACCTCAGGAAAGAGTAGAAATCTAATTCTTGCAAAACTCGAAGAGGTAATAAGGAATAAGCAGATAAAGATCTACTCAACGAGATTTTATGACGAGCTAAAGACGTTCGTGTGGAAGGGTCAAAAGGCACAGGCGATGAAGGGGTACAATGACGATCTAGTTATGAGCATGGCCATCGCGATGTGGCTATATGATGCATCTTCAGAGTACAGTCAGACAGCATCGTCTCTTAACAGCGCAATGCTAAAGGCAATGTCTGTGTCAAGAAACACATACGACGACATGCCCGGTGCGATCACAGAAGGGAGGCCATATAGCTCTGCAACAAGAGATCCAAAGGTGCAGCCAGATGACTTCAAAAAGAGCAAGCTGTCAGGTGAGTGGAATAAGAAACTAAACATTCTCTCAGAGTGGGAATGGGTGTATAAGTAGAGAGAGGGACATAGATGGCTGATAAAAATTCACAGAGTCTATTTAGAAGGCTAACACTTCTATTTAGAAGCGGCCCTGTAATCAAGAGAAGGGTGAAGGACTTTGAAAGCGGAAGCGGCACCTCGTCAGCATTTGACATGTTTCGAAGAAATCAGAGTCACGTGTACAGCACTGCAATGTCTGCGTATGGCACGTATGATAGAATGGCGAGGTATTCGGATTTTTGTTTGACTGGTGATACTTTAATAGCAACAAATACTGAAGAAGGTGTAATCTCTATTCGAGATATTGTATCTAAGTTTGAAAATGGAGAAACAGTATGTGTCTTTTCATATGATAAAGAAACAGATTCAACTGTATTAGCTCCTGTAGAAAATGCCTGGCAAACCGTAGAAGATGAAATATACGAAATAACGTTTGATAATGGTACTACACTTAGATGTACGGGAAATCATCCGATTATGCTTCGTAATGGTGAGTATTGTCGAACAGATGCGATCCAGCCCAATACAGCTGTTATGCCATTCTACAGGAAGAAGTTTGATTCTAAAAGAACTGGTGGAAATTATCGCTGGGTTTACGGTTTTTCAAGGGGGTGGAAGCCAGAGCACGTATTGGTTGCAGAATATTCAAATAATCGTTCAATAGAAAAGGCCGATGGATTACATGTTCATCATAAGAATTTTATAAAAGAAGACAATAGAATAGAGAATCTTGAGCTAATGGATGCTAAGGAACACCTAGCATTGCATGCAAGAATCAACAATAAAAGATTTGAAGATCCGAAAGAAAGAGAAAAGCAATCTAGCCATATGACACTAAGATGGTCTCTTGAAGGAGATCTTCGTAAAAATCAAAAAGAAAATCTTGCGAAAAGAAAGCTAACTGACGGTTATAGAAAAAATGTTGCAGAAACGATCCTTAGAAATAAAACAAACCCCCCCGGTACAGGAAACAAAGGCAGGCAAGATCAAAAAGCGTTACAAAATGCAAATGCAGATAGATCTTTTACAGCTCAAAATATTTATGATGAATATGTTTCTGGTGATACACTGACGGTTTTGTCTAAAAAGCTTAACCAATCTAAGTATAAAGTTTTAAATAGATTAAAATGGGAAGGATATAAGTCATTTGATGATTTTGAATCATTGTATGTTAATCATAAGATCATAAATGTAGTTAATACACACATAGTAGAGCCGGTATTTGACATAACTGTAACAAAAACACACAATTTTGCTGTCTGTGACACAAGTACAAAAAAGGAGATGTGTTTTGTTTCAAACAGCGAAATGGAGTACACACCGGAGGTGAGTTCAGCTCTGGATATCTACTCTGAGGAGTCAATTGCTGCAGATGAACATGGAAACGTTCTACACATCCACTCAGACAACCAGACGATTAAGAAGCTACTACATGAGCTGTTCTACGATACTTTGAATGTTGAGTTTAACATGACGTCATGGGTTAGGAGCCTTGTCAAGTACGGTGACTTCTTTCTCTTTAATGACGTGTCACCTGAGCACGGTGTTATCAACGCATATCCGATGCCTGTGAATGAGGTCGAGAGGGAGGAGGGATATGATCCTGATGACCCACTAGCTGTCAGATTCAGGTGGATAACCCAGGGAAACCAGGCGCTGGAGAACTGGCAGGTCTCACACATGAGACTATTAGGAAATGATGCATTTCTTCCTTACGGGTCGTCTGTTTTAGAGTCTGCAAGAAGGATCTGGAGACAGCTAATTCTTGTTGAGGATGCGATGCTCGTGTACAGGATCGTTAGGTCTCCTGAGAGAAGAGTCTTCTACGTTGATGTTGGAAATGTCCCACCAGAGGATATTCCCACATACATGGAGCAGGTGCAGTCGACACTAAAGAAGGCGTCTGTTGTGGACAAGGACACAGGGCGCGTCGATTTGCGCTACAACCCGCTTTGTAACTCATTGAACACACTTCTATTCCTGCAAGATGGACGAAACATTACTCTTGGAGATCTAATTGAAGAAAGAAGTAACGGCCAAAAAGATCAATGGGTATATTCTATTGATCGCGATGGAAAGAAATTAGCTCCTGGCCGCGTAATGTGGGCGGGGATAACAAAAGAAAATGCAAAATTAGTAAGGGTTCATTTAGATAACAATAAATGGCTTGATGTAACTCCTGATCATAAATTCATGCTTCGTAATGGAGAATACTGTGAAGCACAGAATCTAAGCGAAAATGATGCATTGATGCCACTATACAAGCGCTGGTCAAAGAAAGGTGATGATAAGCGAGTAATTGATGGATATGAAATGATCTATGATCCATATTCACAAAATTATGTTTATACACATCGAGCAAATATAATAGCTGAATCTGGTTTTGAAGCAATTAAAGGAAAAGTTGTTCATCATGTAGATTTCGATAAAACAAATAACTCTCCTAATAACTTGCATCCATGCACATGGAAAGAACATCACAAGATTCACGGAGATTACTGCGTAGAGAGAAACAAGTCGTCCGCTGGAAGAAAAGCATCTAGAAAAAACATGATCAATCTTTGGGAAGCTGGAAAGCTAAATCCAGAAATTTATACAAAGATGTGGCAAAATAGTGAAATAAGAGAAAAAAGAGTAAATGCTCTAACTCTTAAAACAAATTCTGAATTAATTCACCATGTAATCCAAGCATTAAATGAACTAACAACGTCTGCTAGAGAATATGAGGTAAGAACCTGGTTAAATAATGACAATAATTTTACTTCTTATCTTAGGTCTCTGAATGAAAATTTTGAAAATGGATTTAATGATAAATTGTCAAAAGGTCAATTCATACAGCAACTTAGAAAAAATGGGTTCAAGAATCTAAGAGAAGTAAAAGATTATTATGCTTCATTACGTGCCCCTTGGAAAGAAATAGAAATATATGCTAGTAACAGTATAAACATTTCTAGAAATGACATAATCAGGCATTTTGGAATAAGTCGATATGATTTTATGAGAATACTGCAGTCGCACGGGTATACTGGTAAATCATTTGATACAACCTATCTATCTGGCGGAAAATTTAATAAGCCAAATTCTGCATGCCGGGGCTGTGATACAGATATAAAGAGCTATAAAACATTTTGCTCACAAGATTGTTACTGGACGTGGATGTCTGGAAAAACACGATCTGAGATGAAACAAGCTGCTTCGTATGCTAATCATAAAGTTGTATGTGTAGAGGTTCTAGATCATACTGAGAATGTAGGTGCAGTAACAATTGAAGGTTACCATAACTTTGCAACTCCGGGCGATTCTAGATGCTTTTCTGATGATCAGAGAATAGAATCTGGGGTTTTTATTAAGAATTCGGTCGATGAGGATTATTATCTTCCCGTTCGCGGCGGAGAGTCAGGCACCAAGATCGATACACTTGCCGGCGGGGCAAATGCAACAGCTATCGAGGACGTCGAATACATCCAGAAGAAGCTATTTGCAGCGTTAAAGATTCCTAAGGCATATCTAGGCTATGATGAAGGCCTGGGTGCAAAGGCAACACTATGCCTGAGAGGAAATACAGAAATATGCCTTGTTGACGGAAGAAAACTTTCTATTCTGGATATTGTAAATGAATTTAATGATGGCAAAAAGTTAAAAGTTTATTCATATGATCATGATAATAAGAGAACAACATTCGGAAATATCACAAACGCGTGGGCTACAAAAGAGGTCACTGAGCTTTATAGAGTTACACTCGACAATGGCAAAATTGTTGAATGCACAGATAATCACCCGTTTTTAATGAAAGATGGTCTATACACAAATGCAGAGGACTTAAGTATTGGTGAAAGCCCGATGACACATTGTGAAGACAATTTATTAGAAGATAACATTAATTCCAACCATAAGATTGCAAATATTGAGATAGTAAAGCTAGATGAGCCAGAGTTGGTTTATGACATAACTGTTGACACACATCATAACTTTGCTCTCGCTGCAGAAATATTTGTTCATAACTCTCAAGAAGACATACGTTTTTCAAGAACCATTGCAAGAATCCAGAGAACAATAATTGCAGAGATGAATAAGATAGCTATCATTCACCTGTTCTGCAATGGGTTTGAGGGTGAGGATCTTCTAGATTTCACATTACAGCTATCTAACCCAAGCACTATCGCACAGCAGCAGAAGCTAGAGCTGTTTAGGTCAAGATTCGAGATCGCAGGGTCAGCATCCGGAATAGAAGGGCTTGTTGACAGAGAGTGGTTAAGAAGAAACATCTTTAACATGACAGACGATGAGATAGATAAGATCTCCAAGGGAAGGTTCGGTGACAGGCTGATGGATCTCAAGGTCGAGGCTGTCCACCTACCTGGTGATGAGCCAGAGGGAGCAGATGAGCTAGCAATGGGTCCAGAATCTGAGGAGCCTGAAGATGAGGAGCCTGCCGTAGCTGATCTAGCCCTTGCGGGAGATGACAGAAATAGCTCTGGACTTGACCTTCTAACATCTTCTGGAGTCAGGGAGTTCGACGAGATTGATCTTGGCTCTCTATCAATTAGGGATGAGACATCTCCGATAACAGCACAGGGAACGGTTGATAGGCTCTCTGAGGTTGTTGATGACGATGATGACGACGACGATAAGACACCGGCTGAAGTTGAGGATGAGAAGAGAAAACGTAGAAGAGGTAGAAACAATAATGACACAGATCATTCTCGGATCGTTTCACATGACAGAAATAACGCATCTGACTCAATCACACACCCATTTGGGATGAAACAAAAGAGATATCAAGACAGATCAGACCTCAGAGGACTTGTGAGGGTTTCAATTCCCACCCTGTCTGAGATGGATGATGCAGAGTTTATGGACATGATAGATGATAAGATAGAAACGCAGAATAAAATGACATCAGACGTAAGGTCGTCATTAAAATCTCTTGGGAACACCATAAGTAATCGTAGAAGGGTGATCTCTGAGAACGATAATTCATCAGAGGAGGATTGATTCCAAAATGGCAAGATCTCATAATAAGAAGAGAAACATCGGAATAATATATGAGCTTCTTCTCAGAAACATATCTGACTCACTGATCAGAGGCGACAAGGCAGCGGCAAAGACGGCCCTTGATATAATTGAGAGAAGGTTCCACAAGTCAACGGAGCTATATAAGGAATTCAGGCTGTTTAACGCGCTTGCAAAGACGACTGTTAGTGACACACCTGTTGCAGCAAGCATCCTAACAGAGGCCAAGTATGCTGCAAGAAGATGCAACACTAAGCGTCTTGATCGTGAGAAGTCAATGCTCATAAGGGATATCAATCACACGTTAGACGATAAGAGCTTCTATCACAGGAGAATTCCAGAGTATACGACGTATGCCACAATTCAGACGTTATTAAATGAGTGGAGGAAAAGCGATAGATCAGATCTGTCAAAGGTTGTTCAATTTGAGTCAAAGGTTGTTGAGTGGCTGTTGTCAGAAAAGGTCGAGAAGTCAATTGAGGAAAATATTAATAACGATGTGGATGAGCTAGTTATTAAGCTGATGACAGAAAAGTTCAACAAGAGATACGGCGGCTCTTTAAGTAACGATCAGAAGACATTGATTAGGTCATATGTGTTTTCATCTGAGAGCGGGTGGAACGGTATGTCAATAAGTGAGACGCTATTAGAGATTAAAAGCAACACGATTAGTGAGCTTGATAGGCTTAAGCGTAGCACAGATAATAATACAATCCTTGAAAAGATCGATGCAGTTAGTGATAAGGTTAGTTCTGAACAGACAGAATCTGTTTCTGATGAGGTGATATCTAGATTCCTAGTCATATCACAGCTAAAGAATGAGATAGTAGAGGAATTAAATGGAAAATAAGCTACAGCTTCTTACTGAGTGGACTCCGCTACAGTATAGTGCACAGACAATTAAAGAGTCAAGAGATAGAAATGGCGGAAAGGTTGTTTTAAAGGGCGTTTTGCAACGTGCAAATACGGTAAACCAAAACGGAAGGATATATCCTATATCGATTCTTGAGAGAGAGATTCTTAATTATCAAAAATTTATTAAGGAAAATAGGGCCTTGGGTGAGTGCGTCGATGAAGAGACTCAAATTTTTACAAAGAGAGGCTGGTTAAACTTCAAAGACCTAAGACCAGATGATAGAGTATTTACATTAAATACAGAAACAAATGAGCTAAAAGAACAAGAGATACTTCACATTACAAATAAGCACTATAGTGGAAAAATGCTTCATTTTTACAATGCTAGATCTCTTGATATGAAGTTAACGCCTGACCACAAGGTGCTGTTATATGACAGGAACAATAAGCCGACGTATATGACAGCACAGTCAGTTTATGATCTGTATAATGAGGAATCAAGCTGGTTATCACACTGCGGTTTAAGCTTCAGGTCAGAATGGGTTGGAGAAACTCCAGAGATATATAACATACCTGGAACTGACTTAAATGTCGATCCTCACGTCTGGGCGGGCTTTATGGGAATATACATTTCTGAAGGCTGTGCAGCTGGAACAAAGAGTGGTTATTCTTCTTCTAATAAGGTGCAGATAACACAAAAGAAGGCAGAGAACGTAAAGATGATTCGTGATCTTCTTAGGGATATGCCGCTAGAGTGGAGAGAATGTGCTAGAGCAGACGGTGAAACAATTGACTTTACATGCTCTCATAAAGGCTTGCACAGCTATCTTTATGAGCTAGGGCATAGTTCACAAAAGAGAATACCGGATGAGATTCTAGAGTGGTCTAAAGAGCATCTTGAAACATTGATGACGTGGCTTTTGATAGGTGATGGAAGAAATAGAGTAATTAGAGGAAGGCTTGTTAGAGAGTATTGCACTACATCTCCTGAGCTTGCTCAAGATGTGAGTGAGTTATTTATGAAGCTTGGAGTTGGAAGCAACACGAGATCATATTTACAAAAAGATAGAGAGATTGAGCCTGGAAGGATGATTCTTGCTGAGAATTCAAAGCCAATGTGGCTGATATCTGAAAATCATGCAAAGCACATTGGTCTAGACCTAAGATTCATGAAAATTGATGAAGTTGATCATGATAGCAATGTTTACTGTGTTACAACACCTAATGGAAACTGGATGGCACGAAGAAACGGCAAGCAATTTTGGACAGGTAACTGTGATCATCCAGAACATAGTGTTGTTGAGTTAAAAAATGCATCTCACATTATTCGTGAGGCAAGGATGGAAGGTGACGCCGTTGTTGGATCAATTGAGCTACTTAACACACCCAGTGGAAAGATCTTACAGAGCCTGGTTGAATCTGGCGTGACTCTGGGTATTTCATCTAGAGGTGTAGGGTCTACAAGACAGCAAGGAGATAGCCAGATCGTCCAGGAAGATTTTCAATTAATCTGCTTTGATATGGTATCTGAGCCAAGCACGCCCGGTGCTTTCATGCTTCGTGAATCAAGAAAGATAGATCAAAAAGATCTAGATAGGATTTTTACTAAGACGGATAAGATTGATAGAATTTTTAATGAAATTTTATCCTGGTAGAAAAGATGAGTAAAAGATTAAGCAAGGGTGACTTAAAGGGAATCGTCAAGGAATGTCTTGTTGAAATATTGCAAGAAGGTCTTAGCGGGACATCAATCATCCAGACATCACGTGTTGAAGATCGTTCACAGATGACAACGATAAAAGAGCCCAAGGTGTCAGGTCGGTCACAGTCACTTGATAGAATAGAGTGGGGTCAAAATAGAGACGACAGCCAGGATGAGTCAGTCCTTGCTGAATCAGCGGCAGCAGCGATGACATCTGATCCTGTCATGGCGTCAATATTTAAAGATACAGCTCTTACAACTCTCCAGGAGCAGGCATCGTCAACGAGAACTGGTCCGACAAGCGACAGGGCCTCGATGATTGCAGCACAGAGTGATCCCCTCGATCTGTTTAGTGAGTCAGCTGGAAACTGGGCGGCACTAGCATTTTCAGATAGCACAAATAAGTCACGGTAGACATAATAGTTTTTAAATTCTAGAATATGTATTTCATGCATATATTAGGAGAATTATCATGTCAACTGTAAAGAAGCTAACATCTGATCTTTTAAAGCAGATGGTTCTTGATGAAAAGAGAAAGTTAGAAGAGTCTGGGCTTCCTGGCGCATCATCTGACGATGCAAAAGAGGTCGATGCTGATTCTCTTGCAGGAACACTATCTCACAAGATTGACCATGCCAAAAAGCTAGGATTGGCTGAGGCGAGATTAATCAAAAACTTAAAGCGTGTCAGGCGAATTCGAAATGCGATCAAGTCGCAGATCATGAAGGATCTATAAGATGCCTGAGGTTAAGCAGATAACAGTTGAGGCAGCCCCTGCATCAAAGAGCCCGCTAGGTGCCAGAAATGAGAATAACTTGCAGAAGTCATTTTCGTCATCACCTATTTACAGCGGTGACCTCACCGATGACGAGAGAAGAGAGGAATATGAAAGCCTGGCATTGAATGGTGAGGTGCTAAACGGCCTCGGAACAAATTCATTTAACAGGGACTTCATTGGAACATCAAATGATCCAACTCCTGTTCTTAGTGATGTCAAGACAGGCGGCGGCGGACTTCCTTCGTCACCGTATGTTCCAAACATCACATCCCCTGGTCCAGGTAGTGTATTTCCAAACGATCAGGCGCCTTTTGAAGGTGACCTGCCTGAGAGCGGTGTTGAATTTGGATCTGGTCTTGGTGGCCAGACGTCACCTTCTGATACATCTGGAAGAATAGCGTCACAAAAAATCGGACAGTATATTTCTGGAAGGTCATATCAGGGCTCAGACGGCAAGGGCTGATGCCTAAACAGAGCTATTATAATCCTGGAAACTATGACTCAAGACAGGGCCACGGTTACGGCAAGTCTCAGTCTAAGATCCCGAGCATGGGAACCGGACTGGGATCTGAAAGACCGATATCTGGAGAAAGCGGAATCTATGTCGAACCTCCGAGATATGAGTTTGATGATGACGAGGAGGATGAGTTCTTTGATGAGATGTTTGATGATCTAGACGATGTCGATGACTTCGTATCAAAGATAAATCAAGTCCATGTCAGGGCCGATCCTAGCAGAAGGGCTGATAGAGCATCATTTGCAACCAATCAGAGATTTGATCTTGCACCCCTTGCAGAAAAGGGAATGCCAAAGGCGTCATCTGGAATAGCTCCGTTCTCTCATAACGTTTTATATCCTAAAGGCTTCAGCGGCCCGCCAATCGGAACAGGCGGTTCAGGTCAGGCATTTAGAACAACAGGCCCACCAAAAAGAACTGGCACTGTATATGGAACATCAAGAGCACCAGTGAATGATCCTGTTGATGATGACATAAGTGCATTTGAAATATCTGACATCTTGAGTGATGATGAGAGATCATTAATAAAACAACACATTAGAATACTGATGCTTCTAGATGATGAAGATGAGTAATTTTATTAATTTGCATAATAATTAAGTAATGACGAGGGAAAAAATGTCAAAGTCACTTTACGATGAGGCAATAGCTGAGGCAAGAATGCTCCGTGAGACAGCGGAACAAAATGCAAAAAATGCTATTATCGAGGCTGTTACACCAAAAATTAGAAAGTTCATAGAGGAACAGCTTGTTAGTGAGAACAGTGATTCTGATGATGATGACAGCCATGTTCTTACAGGCTCATCTGACGATGATGACGACTCTATTGAAAATCCAGGCGGCGGAGACGATGTTGATGAGATAACAAGGCCTCTTCCTGTGTATGAGGATGATCTAGATGAGGTTTCTCTTGATGAGACGGCCTTGATGTCCTTAGTTGAGTTGTTAGGTGGCAATGAGGCCGCAGAGGCAATGTCTTCTGATGTGACGGAAGATGCAATGAGATCTGCTGTTAATGAGACATTTGACTGCTTATGCGATGATGAGAAAAAGAAGCTATTAGCTATTGCTAATAAATTTAATGAAAATGCTGACCTTTTTAACAGTGAAGTAATAAATATTCAAGACGATTCACAAATGGAGAATCAAGATATGTCTAAAAATGACGATGTCCTTTATGAAATTGACCTAAACGCTCTTGAGAAGGAGTTTAACCTAACAGAAAACAGCTTAGACGAGGTGAGCCTTGAGCTAGACCTTGGTGATGTTGAGCTGTCTGATGATCTTCGTGATGCATTATCAACAGCAAGTGTAAGTGTTGTTGAGGATGAGGAAGGAGAGGATGGTGATGTTGAATCAGTTGAAGAACCTGAAGATGTGGAAGGAGAGGAGGATGATCTACCTGACCTACCTGACCTACCTGATCTTGAGGAAGAGGATGATGTCTTATATGAGATCGATGAAGGTGCTCTTCGATCTGAGCTAAAGAAATTACGTGACCAGCTCTCTGAGGGCGAGGCCAAGGCAATGGCCCATCACTTCGGCGGCGGCAAAGCCGGCAAGGATGCACTCGAGCTAGGTGACAAGGATATTAACGTTCTAAAAGAGATGCGAAAATTAAAGCGCAGTCTTAGCAATGAGAGCCGTCAGAATCGAGCTCTTAAAAATAAGCTCAACGAATACAGAAGTGCCGTTGAAACACTTCGTGAGCAGTTGACAGATCTGAATTTGTTTAACGCAAAGCTTCTTTACGTAAATAAGCTTCTTCAAAATCCAAATGTCTCATCGACACAGAGGAAATCAATCATCGAGTCTCTTGATGATGCGAGAAGCTTAAGAGAGGTGAAGCTGCTATACAAGAGCCTGACGGAATCACTTTCAAAAGGCAAGTCAGAGAATCTATCAGAATCAACAGCAAGAAGAACACTTGGTGCTTCCTCAAGGCCGACGAAACGAGCATCAGCTCAGCTATCAGAGGCAACAGAGGTTTCACGATGGGCTAAGCTTGCTGGGTTAAAGTAAAATAACAGGTAAATAACTTAACAACTGCTTAACAAGGAAAGATAATGGCAAAATCATTTACACTAGAACAGTTGACAGAAGGCATCAGGCAGAGAAATGTCGGTGCTGAAGGTCAACGACTGATTGAAAAGTGGTCTAGAACAGGTCTTCTTCGTGGTCTCGCTGATCACAATAGAGAGATCATGTCTCGACTTCTTGAGAATCAGGCTGCACAGCTGTTAAGAGAGCAAAACTCTCTGTCAACAGGCGCAGCAAACATGACAACATCTGGCGATCTTCGTGGTTTCACAAACATCGCCTTCCCGATCGTCCGCAGGGTCTTCGGTGGTCTCGTATCTAATGAGTTGGTATCAATTCAGCCTATGAGCCTTCCCTCTGGTCTGCTCTTCTATCTGGATTACACATATGGAACCCGCATCGGCGGTGATTCAAATCTCCAGACAGGTGCCGCAGGTGCAGCAAATGCGCAGACATACGGTAAGGGTCAGTCGATCTACAACAACCCCACAGGCAAGGGTGTCCAAAGCGGATCTTTGGCTGTCGGTGGTCAGTATGATCTAGTTGGAACATCGTATACCAAGGTTCACAGCTCATCTATTGTTCAGACATCAAACGTCTTGGCATCAGGTGCCTTCCAGGGTAACTCAACGTTACAAGATGGTCGCGTCTGTGCATCAACGGGTACTGACGGTCGACTTCTACAGTTCGATCCACAGCTAACAAACCTCATTGACGATGACACAGCACAGAACACAACTGGTGAGTTCCAGTTCGTGATTCTTGATCTAGCCTCCTCAGTGTTCAACTCTATGGATACAACACAGGCTAAGGATGTCTCACTGTTCACAGATGCTGACCTCGGTTCAGATCAAGGCGGAGGCGGAAACGGTCTTTCAGCCGTACCTGAGTCAGTTCAGGGTGGCAAGAACCTTGTTAACGTCAGACGTCTGAACCAGGTGGGAACATATGCTAACGGTCAGTTCACGTCAGATCCTCTCATTGGAAGAACGTCTGCAAATGCCGCTCTTCTTGTTGTTGTTACAGGATCTCACAAGGCCCATCCGGCTGGTGTTGCTAACCTAACTGCATCATACGCATTGGCTGCGTCACTTGACATCGATACATCTGACGGCTCTGCTCTCACGATTCCATCGTTTGAGTCTGATTTCGCGTCATCGCCCTCCCCGGCGATCCCTGAGATCGACATCAAGATCGAGTCAATCGCTGTAACAGCTCAGACACGCAAGCTACGTGCTCGCTGGTCACCAGAGCTCGCACAGGATCTTAACGCCTACCACAGCATGGATGCTGAGGTCGAGCTAACACAGATCCTCTCTGAGCAGGTAGCTCTTGAGATCGACCGTGAGATCCTAAACGATCTCCTGGTCGAGGCAGCAGGTGCTAACTACTACTGGTCACGCATGCCAGGTAAGTTCGTTAACAAGACAAACGGTACAGAGGCTACTCTTTCTAGCACTCTAGCTTCCGGTCCTAGCTTCACAGGTACGGTCCGTGAGTGGTATGAGACGCTAGTTGAGACGATCATCGATGTCGCTAATGAGATTCACCGTAAGACTCTTCGCGGTTCTGCAAACTTCATCGTTTGCTCACCTGAGGTGTCAACGGTATTCGAGGCATCAGTTCTTTACAAGCCTAACTACAGTCTTGACGGCGACGGTCAGGTTGGTAATCCGTTCACACTCGGTGCAGCTCCGGTCGGTACGCTGAGCAACCGTTTCACGGTCTATAAGGACCCCTACTTCCCACGCAACAAGGTTCTTGTTGGTTATAAGGGCGGTAGCTACCTTGAGACAGGATACGTTTACGCTCCGTACGTACCATTAATTGTCACACCGACGATCTTTGCTCCAGAGGATTTCACGCCTCGCAAGGGAGTGATGACTCGATACGGCAAAAAGATGGTTCGTGCTGACTTCTACGGCACTGTGACGGTGCTTGATCTCAATGTGATCTAGAAAAAGTTCATCTAATGAACGGGGAGGGAGCTTTTGCTCCCTCCTTTTTTATTTTAAGTAGTTTACAAAAATCTATTCATACTATATTATTACTATGTAGAGGTAAATATGGTAGAAAAAGTAAAGTGTGAATACTGCGATAAACTGCTAAGCAATACAAAAAGATCAATAGGGTCGCATATCGGTTATTGGCATAAGGATATTGCAGAAAAGCTATATGACAAGAGTGTTGAGTTTAAATTGTCTTGTAATATCTGCAATAAACGAGTTGCAAATACAAACAATGTTCTCGCAAGACACGTAAGAAAAGAACATCAGGTAGAGTTTGTAGACTATATTGTTAAGTTTAATCACGATGGCAAATGGCCCGTGTGCAAGTGTGGCTGCGGAGAGAAAGTAAGATATAACAAAGGAGGTTTCGCGAAATACGTTTCAGGCCACTCATCAATAGGTAAAAATAACGGCATGTATGGCAAAAAAGGAATTAATTCTCCAAACTATGGAAAGGTTAGAACTGCCACACATAGAGAAAACTATAGCCGAGCTGCAAAAAAGAGATGGAAGGATAACTATGATGAGAGATGTGCCACACTTAGAACACCAGAATATAGAGAAAAGCAAAGAATCGCGGGCATTAAAACATCGCAGAGACAAGATGTATAATTTTGTACAACAGAAGTAGAAGGTATATACTTCTATAGTTCTTTGAAAATTTATGTGACCCATGTTCTCGGGTCCAAAAATCCAGGTGGAGTTACTGGCTCCTGGATCTAATATCTTTTGGTATTAGGATAGAGAAAACTCCGATGGAGAAGGTGACGTTCTTACGTCATGCCGCTTCACTAAGAGGAGGGACGAGTTAAGGAAGGTGGAACTTTCGAAGTCGTTCAGTGGCCTAAGGTATGAGTCCCTATTCCGCTAGGGAAGTGCTACCGAGGGTATCCATGGACTTGTAGGTTCATCGTGGAAACGGGACAAGGGCAATCCAAGAAGCCGAAAGGCTATGATGTCTTGGGAAGAAGGGTTAACTCTCTTCAGAATCTAACTGTCGGTGACAGAAGTCTCTCTGGTGGAATTGGCAACAAGACCACCGTCCCGAAAGGGGTCCTGTGGATATGCTCCCAAGGTTTGGAAGCAGGGCGCGCGATCACGAGGTGAAGTGTACAGCTCACTCAAGAGAACGCAGAATGTCATGGCGATAGTAGGGCGTGCTGTTCCGTAGGTATTACAGCCTAAGAACAGGGAGAAAGCTCGTGAACGGCTTTACAGGTCGGTGTGTGCACCTCTAACCAAAAGGGACAGCTTCGAATTCAAGCGGAGTTGAGGGTCACGAGAATGAAAAGCGAGGTATGCTGCGCTTTTCCCCCATCTAGGGCCGGTCTTTCGACCGGCCCTTTTTATATCTTAGTGAAATAGTTATAAAATAAAAGGTAAAATTTTGTTTAAACATTTAAAAGATACGGACATGACATATCTAGGACACTTCTACAGATCTTTTGGATTTGCTGTGTGGTCAGCAATGATGCTTTTTGTTAGCGTGATTCACGCAATAGTTCCATTTCTGTTTACAGAAACATTTTCTACTAATGTTATAAGGCTAGCAGACAGGCTTGAAGAAGAAAAAATAAACTTTTTTAATAAAAAATTGAATGAAAGGCAGCCCTAAAGCTTATAATATATGTAAGCATCATATATAGGAGTTTAACATGAAGTTTATGCTATTAGCTGCCCTTAGTTTTTTTGGAACTAGCTGTTCAGCACACGCTCACACATCAGCTAGAAGTGGAGTTTCAGTCAGCGTTCAATCCGGGTGGATCTGGGTTCCTGGTTACTGGTCATATCTAAAATACGGTGTAGGAAAAAACACTATCGTTAGAAAATATAGATGGAACGGGGGCTATTGGAATCACAAGTCACTTGGTAAATCATATAGAACACATAAGCAGGGTCCGCCAGCTAATCGACATTATCACAGACAGGGACACAACCACCACAGGCAGGGACATAGTCATCACAGACACACACGATAAAAAAGTTGATAGTGAGTCTCTATTTGCAGCTGTTCTTGGTACAATACTTTTCATATCGTGGGCTGTCACAATCACTAGCTGTATAATGGTACAATAAGCATATTGACATCATATTATTTCATTGTGAAGTAAATAGTTATATCTGAATTACTTTTTGGAGATAGCTGTGAGAGTCACAAAAAATGAACTTAGGAAAATCATTCTAGAGGCATTTGAAGAAATAGAGAGTGAAGAGGTCGCAGGTGAGTCTGAAAGTGCTAGTATATTTGATGCACCAGAACCTGAAGCGATACGATCACTAGAAAGACGAGAAGAAGAAAAACGATCCAGAGAAAAATGGGGAGCGCTATCTGATGAAGCTTTTAATGTAACTATGAACATTCTTCAGTCAGAGGCTAGAAGCTCAATTGATCCAATAGCGAGGGCATATATGAAGGTCAGACATATTGTTCACTCATCAAGTACTGGTGAAGAATCATGGCCTAGAGAAATAGAGATACAAGAGGGATTCGACACAGCGCTCAGTAGCATGATTCATAGAACCGTACTAGGGTATGATGAGGGAGAAATATAATCATATCATGAAAGTCTCACAAAAAATGCTTCAAAGAATCATTAAAGAGGTTTATGAGGATTCGGATAAAGAATATGAAATCCTTCAGGCATCTGAGAATCTCGCATCAACGTTATCATCTGAGTGGAGCAAAGAAGAGGCATATAAGATTATAGTTTATGCTGCTGATATACTTAATCCCGGGTCATATAGACCAAGCGAAGAAGAAAAAGAAGAATTTATAACAGAGCCTTTTCCAGGATCAAGAAAAATTCCTGGTGGATCATTAAGCTGGAGAGATCGTGAGAATAACTAAAAGACAGTTCAAAAATCTAATACTGAACGAAGTTAATAATATCTTGATAGAGATGTGCGGACCTTGTGCAGCTGGAGCTGAAGACCCTGGACATGGTGAGGTCAGTCTTATGTCTAGAGTTTCACCAGATGTGCTACCTGATGATGGACCTGGATCACCACTTACTAGACAAGAGGCGCTTAAGGCTGTCATGGCTATAGCAAATGATACGTCTTGTCCAGCTACTAGATCTGCTCTTGAAGGTGTTGTTGATAGTCTTTCTGGTGAGCAAGAATATGAAGATTATGATAATGATACTGGGATGGAAGTACTTCACAGCGATCATGAAGGACAATCATGCGATGAAGCACACCCTCGTGAGTCTCATGATAGCTGGAAAGCTACAGGTCAAATAAGCATTTCTGATTTGGGAAGCATAGATCCGCACGCAGCATTTGGTCTCGGACACAGTGTGGGCTCAGGTAAGAAAGAAGAACAACCTCAGGTTCATTGGAATTGATGCCGGCATGCACACGCTCATCCGCCCAGCGATGTATGAGGCGCATCACGAGATCTTTAACCTGTCAAGGCTCAATGATGAACCTGCCAGCAGATATCAGATCGTTGGTCCCATATGTGAGAGCGGAGATGTGATGGGATTTAATAGATTGATGCCTGAGACAAGGCCCGGAGATGTCATCCTGATTGAGAATGCAGGTGCCTACGGTGCAGTTATGTCGATGGAGAGATATAATATGAGAGACAAGGTGAGAGAGATCGTAATTCACTAATATTTTATTAAAGTGGTATCCTCTACTGATCAGTTTGCCAATATCTGTATATTTATATTTGATGAAATAATCTCAATAGAGTGAGGATGTTAAGATGGGCATTAGGGCCATAAGAAAGGTATTTGGTAAGGTTACAAAGGTTGACAAGAATGGAATGCCGGTAAAGAATGATGTCTCTGCGGATGAAAAGCCAAGAACTGTTGTTCAAGAGTTGAAGCAAGATGCTCCTGAGGTAAAGGTTGTGAAACCTGTCGCGAAGCCGACGCCCGCAAAACCTGTCTCACAAAAGAGGTCTGTTGTAGCTGAAAAACCTAAGAAGAAATCAGTTAGTGATATGTTGGGTAGCGTCACCTCAAAAAATAAGAAAAATAAAAGGAATTAATTATCATGCCTAAGGTTAAAGTAACAAATAGCAAAGGTTTGGTCCAAGAGCCAGGGTCAGGAATAGAATTTGCAGAGGCTCCCGTCTATGACGTAACGTCACTAACAGCAAATGCCACAGTATCTAGAGGTGGTGTTTATACATTTAACTCAACATCACCACTAACTGCAACACTGCCAAAGGCAGCTGATGTACCAGGCTCACTGTGGACGTTTAGGTCACTCACAAGCCCAGTTCACAGTTTAACTGGCTCTGATGTCGATGGAAGGTCAATTTTCTGCGCCTCAGGGCTTGGAGCCAGAGAGGGTAGCGGAAGTCTTCCTGACCATCGTCTAGATGGTGGTCAGTTAAAGCTAACAGGAACTGTTGGTGCAGCAGTTACACTGCTATGTGACGGTCGTCAGTATCAGGTTCTAGCATCTAGCGGAACACTGACATTCGTCAATACAGCAGCAAACTAATATTTATGTAGATTTAACACAGATCTACCTTAATAGCAAAGCAATGGTTTACATCAGATATTAGTTGTGGTGATAAACAGAAGCTGACTGAGAGCTCGGAATGATAACGTCCGAGCTTTCTTTGCGTTAAGTTTTTAGTAAATGACCACGCTGTTTTAGGAATCGTTCATGTCGTGTAGATAATTAATAATAGAAGTGCGTTCATCAATAGAGAGCTAAAAAGTGGCAACATTTTCACAAACATCAAATCCTACTCCTTTTGGTTTCTTTGATAGTGAGTCAGACTTCCAGACGGAAGCTGACAGTGTTGTAACATTTGTAAAGAGAAAGCTGGGTGATGATGTTCTTAGTGTCGAGCTAACGAAGAAGCAGATATGGGGAAATCTTGAGGAGTCTCTGCTAGAGTATGGATCAATATTAAATCAGTATCAGGCTAAGTCACAGCTTGTTCAATTTCTTGGAATGCCAACAGGCAGCATTATGTCTGGATCTGAGCAAAAATACCCAAGGGAAAATCTTGACTATCTGACAAGATTCGCAGAGCCATACTCGTTTGAGGCAGGCGTCGGAGGATCATATAATATGCTATCTGGGTCTATCGACCTTGAGAAAGGTCGCCAAGACTATGACATCTATGATGAGCTAAAGGATTATGCCGGAAACCTAGTATTTTCATCTAGCATGAACTCTAGCCCTAGAAGTAAGGTCCAGATAAGTGAGGTGTTTCATGTATCTCCCCAGGCAGCATATAGATTTTTTGATACAACATCAGCGATAAACTATCTCAATAATGAGTTTTCATTTGAATCGTTCACACCTGAGACTATATTTTATGTTCTTCCTGTTTTTGAAGATATTCTTCGTGCTGGACAGCTAGATCTATCTAACAGGGTTAGAAGGTCAAATTACTCATATGAGGTGATTGGAACAAAGATAAGAATTTTTCCAAAACCAACAAAGGATGATCCTAAGAAGCTATTTCTACGAGTTAGATTCTTTTCTGATCCCCTCAATCCTGCGTATAAAGATGAAACCATAGACGGAGTGTCTAATCTTGGAGACATTCCGTTTGGAAATTTAAGGTATGACAATATCAACAGCATAGGAAGACAGTGGATAAGACAGTTTGCTCTTGCATTAAGCAGAGAACAATTAGGACTAATTAGATCAAAGTTCGGATCAATCCCAGTCCCAGGATCAGATCTAAAATTAAATGGAGAAGGCTTAGTTTCACAAGGAAGAGAAGATAAGGATAAGTTAAAGACACAATTAAGAGAGATGCTTGATACGATGACGTATGATAAGCTAATGGAAGTTGCTGCAGCACGTGCAGAGGCCATTCAGAAACAGTTGAAGTATGTTCCTATGCCAAACGGTTTAGCAATTTTTATGGGGTAATAGATGTCTAGGCTATTCATAACAAAAAGAGAGATAGATTTTATAAATGACATTGGAAAAGAGATTGTCAAGGATGTGATCGGTCAAAAGATATACTTTTTTCCAATCTCTAAGATCAAGTCTGATGTTCATGACGTCTATGAGGAGTCTCCAAACAAGGTGTTTGACAATCCAATTGAGATAGAGGCTGTTGTAAAGTATCAGCCGCAAGATATTAGATCAAATATTTTTGGTAGCGAGGAATATTATACCATTGAGGCATACATTCAAAAGAAGGATCTAAACGATAAAGGGATTCAGATACGAGAGGGTGACTTTTTTAGCTACGGATCAGTATTTTTTGAAGTGGTTCAGGTGCCAGACTCTAGCACAATATATGGAGAGATCGAATTTAAGTCATATGTCACGATAACAGGTAAGCAGTCAAGAAAGGGACAGTTCATTTCAAAGGTGTTTGGACCAACAGACGAGATGAATTCAGATTCAGATGCCATTCAAAATACATTTGTTCAGCAACGAGGACTCCCATCTAATAGATTAGGCGAGACTGCTGACTCTAGAGACTTACAGAAAAAGGGTGTTCTTGAAAAGCCAATCTCAGGTCCGTCAGAGGTCTCATCTAAGGGAGACAGCACTGGAGCTGGATCGTCATTTTACGATGAGAGTTAATGATGTCTAATGATGTGAAATCACGCTCTGGAATTGCTGACCCATATGAAGGTACGAGTGTACCTGAAGATTTCTTAATTCCTCCTGTTGGAATTGAAGATGCTGATAGAGCTCTATTTCATCTGTTTGATAAGCGCCTGTCATTTGAAATTGAGGTTGACAATCAGGCAACGCGCGTTCCTGTCGTATTCTCAACAGGTGAAAGATTTGCATTAACTAGAAGAAATCAGCCGATAAGAGACAAGAATAACGCAATAATTTTACCAATAATATCAATTAAGAGAACAAGCATATCACATGATCCATCACAGTCAGGATATGGAACACCTATCTCACATAAGGATCAACAGAGCTATATTGTTAAAAGAAGGTTGAGCAAGAATGATAGAGATTATCAGAATATTATTAATAAGCTAGGTCTTCTAAACCAAAAAAACGTTGCATCAAAAAATAATTTTGAAAATATCTCATCGTTTCCACACAGCGGAAGCATTGAAGGAAGGGTTGCATCTCGAAGAAGTAAATCAAATAGTGCAATTAAAAATTCTAAGGGTGATCTTCTTGCAGAGAAAATAGGGGATAATATTTTTGAGGTGATAACTGTTCCATATCCTACGTTTGTCACTTTGGAGTATGATATAACATTCTGGACACAATATATGACTCAGATGAATCAGATCATTGAGTCGATGATGGCAAGATTTACAGGACAGGGTCATGATTTTCTAATTGAAACAGACTCGGGTTATCAGTTTGTTGCTTACTTGAAGTCACCTCTAGGGACAGCAGACAACTTTTCAGATTTTTCATCAGATGAGAGAATTGTCAGATATACGTTTAAGATGGTTGTACCTGCATATATTTTAGCCCCACAGCACCCTGGGCTGTCTAGTCCGTTTAGAAGGACTCTATCTGCTCCCCAGATAGATTTTGGAATTTATGAGTCAAAGTCACCCGTAGTCTTAAGGTCTAAAGGTGGCAATTCAGATGGAGATATCAATAAATTTACCCTTAGCGATACTAGCCTTCTTGATAAGTCAGGTGATGAGCAGAGTAGAAGGGGACAGTCAAATGTCCAGATAATTGAGACGATAAATGATCCATTTACAGGTAAGGAAATTCAGAAAACTGTTCCAGTTCTTATGCGCAATCAGAGAAAAGGAGAGACCGTTGCAAATTCGAGGGTAATAATTGAGCTAATCAGAGAATTTGAGTAAGGTCTTTTAGGTTTTTGAATGATATTTATAAACTGTAGTGATTTGTGCATGGGAGAATAATTAATGGCTGAGCAGATCTTTAAGTCGCCCGGATTCTTTGAACGCGAAGTCGATCTATCCCAGAGGGAAGCGGAGACAGTCGGTGTTCCTGCCGGTGTTGCAGGTACGTCAGAGATGGGTCCGGCATTTGTCCCTGTAACAGTTGGTTCATTTAGTGATTTCAAGTCTCGCTTTGGAACACTTGATCATAAAAAGTTTGGACCGTATGCTGTTAGAGAATTTCTAAAGAATAGAAGCGCATTGACGTTTGTTAGAGTTCTTGGTGCTGGGTCTAACGATTCAACGACTGACATATACAAGACAGAGCAGCAGGGTGTAGTTAAGAACGCCGGATTTGTTATACAGGGTTCAGCGCTAGGTGGAACGCCCGGAGACACAAGGCATCAAGGTGCTGTTCAATTTTTGGTTGCAAGACATTTTGTTTCTGCATCAAGAGAAACAGTAGGCTTTCCTGTCTTTACAGACAACGATAGCTATGGAATTAGTAGCGGTGATGACTATGTCTATCTAGTTCGTGGAATGATAATGTGTGCCACAGGTACAAGAATCCAGGTTCTACATGCGACTTCGTCATATTCAACTGCAGAGGCTTTTGCAGATACAGCTACAGTATATAGCGGAACCGGAGACAGCAGATTTAAGACGTTCAAGATAGCGATATCATCGTCAGCAACACAGTTTGCCAATCACGATGGATCACCAGGCGTAAAGATGTTAACTGCATCGCTAGATCCGTCTCTACCTAGCTATATTTCAAATGTCCTAAATACAGATCCAGAGAGATTCCAGGAAGAACAACACCTTCTATACTCTCACTTTCCTGTTGAAGATGAGATTGCACCTGTTTCAGATCACAGATACTCTGTAGCAGTTGTATCTGGTACAGCCGCTGTTTCATCAGACAATCCCGCAAATCAGGGCTTTAGAGATGCATTTGGAAGATTTGACACAAGATATTCAACTCCAAGAACAACAATGTTCATCTCACAGCCATATGGTGAGAAGGAATATGATCTATTTCATTTTGAAACTTTATCTGACGGAGCATCTGCAAATACAAAATTCAAGGTATCGATCTCTAATATTAGAAAATCTACAGACTCTAAAAATAAGAATGGAACTTTCACAGTAGAGGTAAGATCATTTAGTGATACAGATACAAATCCGTCAGTCTTAGAACAGTACCCTCTATGTACGCTAGATCCCAGTGATGAAAATTATGTTGCTAAAAAGATAGGTGATCTAAAGGTGTCGTATAACTTTGATGCAGAGACATCAGATGAGCGTCGACTTTTGATGTCTGGAAAGTATGCAAACGTGTCATCTAGAGTTCGAATCGTGATGCATGTAGATGCTGAGAATGGAAATGTACCTGTAGATGCTTTGCCCTTTGGGTTTAGAGGGTTTCCGTCACTAAAGACAACTGAGACGCTAGCAGATAATTCTGTTACAGGGTTGACATCGTCACTGGGTCAGAATCTTGGAAATCCTGGGTCAAGACTGGCATTCACTCCTAGAAAATCATCTGGAAGCAGTGTTGCTGCTGCAGGTGCAGAGTCTCTCTTGTCAGGATCAATTTTACCTCCTGTCCCATATAGGTTCAAGGTGACTCGTGGAAATGTTGCGACATCTGGTCTTGCTGGATCACCAGGAAATAGTGAGAGAGTTGATGCAAGATTCTACTGGGGAACTAAGTTTGAGATAGTTCCTAGAAGCTCATCGCTTGATGAGTCAATTCTCAATGCTAATGTGTCAAGCACGCCAAACCCGCTTATTGAAAATTATGCCAAGCTTCTTGGAATCTCCAAGATGGATCTTGTTGTAACTGGTGCAGGTGCTGATGAGTTTAATAATAATAAATTTACACTGGCTCGTGTAGCATTAGGAAATGTTATATCTGATGCATTGACAGGAAGCGGAAGACCTGGCCTAAATCAGACGGTCGAAAGCCAGATAACAGGAACGGCAAAAGATCACATGCTTGAGGCATGTTATATTAGAAACGGCGTGCCAAAAGGGACAACATACGTTGTATCTGATGGAACAGCAAATGATAGGCTGACATTTGCGTCACTCATTTCACTGACAGGATCTACGCACTTTAATAAGTTTACCAACTATGCTAAATTTACAAACTTCTTCTACGGTGGGTTTGACGGTGTCAATATTCTTGATAGAGATATGTCACGATTAAACGACAGAGCAAGCTCATCAGATAGCACAGGAAAGGCGTCAGAATCTAATCTATCAAGCACTGATGGAAATCCATTGAACATTGGCTTGTCAACAAATATGACAGTGGGCTCAGGTAAGGACAATAGCACAGTTAGATCATATAGGGCTGCAGCTGAGATTTTGACAGATGAGATGTCATCACGAGTTAACATTATTGTCATTCCTGGAATAAGAGATAGTCATGTTACAGATTATGTCACAGACCTAGTTGAAGACTACGGAAAGGCTATCTATATCATCGATACTCCTGCTTACGATGGCGATAATAACAGGCTATTCTATGATAGCACGGGAAGACCTGATGTTGAAAAGACAATAGAGAAATTTAGCGCTAGAGCGCTTGACAGTAATTATGTTGCAACATATTTCCCAGATGTATCAATTAATGATCCTGTAAACAACAGGTCTGTTGAGGTGCCTGCAAGCATAGCAGCGCTAGGAGCGCTAGGGTTTAATGACAATGTAGCATACCCATGGTTTGCTCCCGCAGGATTTAATAGGGCAGCTCTTGACTTTGTCGTGAATACAAAGGCTAGATTAAATGCAAGCGATAAGAATGACCTCTATGAGGCTAAGATAAATCCCATCGCAACATTCCCAAATGCAGGATTTGTTATTTTTGGTCAAAAAACCTTGCAGCAGGCAAAGACGTCTCTTGACAGGGTTAACGTTAGAAGAATGCTCCTAGAGGCAAAGAGAATAATATCTGACGTAGCAAGCAAGATAGTCTTTGAGCAAAACACGCCAGAGACAAGGGCAAGATTTGTCTCACAGGTGACACCGTTGCTATCTCTTATTCAGACACAGCAGGGAATTGATCAATTTAAGGTTGTAATGGATAGTTCTAATAATACAATTGAAGACGTGGAACAAAATCGACTAAACGGTAGAATTGTTCTAGTTCCAACTAGAGCTGTTGAATTTATCGCAATAGACTTTATCATTACGTCAGCTGGGGTAAGTTTTGAGTAAGAAATATTTATCTATGATTTGTGGAGAAACTCTAAATGGCTGAAATAGTTTTTAGAAGCGCAGGAGTAAGCACACGAGAAATCGATGTGTCTAGTCGTAAGACATCTACAGGACCTATTGGCATACCTGCCGGTGTAGTTGGAACAGCAGAAGATGGTCCAGCATTTGTTCCTGTAACAGTTGCTAGCTATAAAGATTTTGCAAGCGTGTTTGGAAACACAGACGGTGAAAGATTTGGTCCGCTGGCGGTAAATGAATGGTTAAAGGCTGCACAGGCATTAACATATATTAGAGTCTTAGGTGTTGGAGACGGAAAAAAGAAAAATTCTACGACGGGCAAGGTGACAAATGCAGGATTTGTTGTCGGACAAAAGCTCCCACAGACAAATGGAAATGTAGGTGTTAACACATATGCAGTTCCAAACGGTGATCTTGGAAGAACGCACTTTTTCGGATGCTACATGTCTGAATCAGCCGGTTCAACAGTGTTTAGTGATGCAGGTCTGTCTCACTGGGCGATGTCGGCATCAAGCGCAGAATATGAGCTAAATGGAGATGGATGTATTCCAATTCTAAGGGGTATTTTGATGGCAGCATCGGGCGTAATACCTCTGCTGTCAGCATCTACAGAGCATGCAACGGGATCAAATAGCAAGCCATCAAATACGTCTCCTGCAATTGCAGGTAATCACGGTGCTAGCCTCCAGGGATGCATAACAGGTGCTGTTAATCTATCAAATCAGGAATTTGTGCTACTGTTAAACGGTCATAAAGATACTGATAGCTATCCAAACACGCTAACCTGTTCATTTGATCTAAGATCATCTAATTATTTTGCTGATGTTCTTAACACAGACCCTTTTAAGATTGAGGAAAGCGGTCACTACTTATATTCTAGCTATGACATTCATCCATCCTTAGCTGTAATTACAGGTGCTGGGTATGTATATCCTGGAAGCGGTACTCAGCTAGGCGGTACAGGAGGTCCAACACTTGAACCTGTCGCGTTTATTACGACAGGATCACACGGAAGAAATGCAGGAACTGCAGGAACTCCAGATTATGAAAGCTTTGAAACAAGATTTTCGACAGCAAAGTCTCCCTATGTAATATCACAGGATTTTGGTGGAACAAAGTATGATTTGTTTAGAGTTCATGCAACTGATGATGGTGCAGGAGTAAGCACAAGGTTTAAGATTTCAATTGAGAATATACAGAAATCAACGTCAGATACAAGCTTTTTTGGATCATTTGACCTAATTGTAAGAGACTTTTATGACTCAGATGATGAGAAGGTCGTTCTTGAACAATATAGAGGATTAAGTCTCAACCCATCGTCTGATAGATTTATTGCCAGGGTTATAGGTGACCAGAGAACATTTTATGATTTTGATAGAAATGATGGATCACAGCGACTTGTTGTTGAAGGAGATCATCCGGTTCAATCAAATCTTATTAGAATTGAACAAAGTAAAATTTTGAAAGATGGTGCTGTTCCTGATGAGGCATTACCTCTCGGATCAAGAGGACATCATCATCTAGTAACATCTGGTAGTCAGCCGTTGCACGGTGTAGGCACAGCGACTCAGGGTCAGCTATGGGCCGGATCTACAGACTTGTTACATCATATTGTTGAGCCTCCTACTCCGCTAAGAGAATCAGTTAGTGTAGGTGTGTATCCAAATGATAGGGCAAAGTCATATCTCTACTGGGGAGTTCAATTTACAAGAAAGGAAAGTATCACAGAACCAAACAAGATAGGTCTTCACGACAACACACTTGATAGCTTTGCCAAGTACTTCCCAACATTTAGAGATGATGTAAGAAATGTGTCAGTTGGAGACAATGCTGGGGCAGCAGACTCTAATGGAACCGTTCTTGATGCAGATAGATTTAACAATAACATGTTTACTCTTGAAAGAGTCAAGGTTAGAACAGGATCGAATGGTCTGGCAGATCCCAGGCAGTGGGTGAGCGCATCATATGCCAGACAGGGTGGAATTACAGCAAACGAAACAACAAAGACTAGAGCATTCAAGGTGGATGACCTTAAGAATAGCGGCAATAGAAACTTTGCTAAGTTTACATTCTTCCTCCAGGGTGGTTTTGACGGAGTAAATATCTTTAACAAGAGCAAGAGTGATCTGCTAAACAACTCATGTATGTGGGAAATGGATGACTCATCAAATCAAGGTGCAACTGATGGTCCAACTGTTGCAGCATATAGAAAGGCAGTTGACATCATGGAAACAAAATCTGATGTCGACATTAAGCTTCTTGCAATTCCAGGAATAAGACATAGTTCAGTTACAGACTATGCAGTTGATGCAGTAGAGGATAGATTTGATGCGCTATATATCATGGACATTGAGGAAAGAGATAACACAGATCAGATAGTCACAGGATCTCTCCAGAATGTTAATGTGGGATACACAGTTGCAGCATTTAAGAATCGAGCTCTTGACACATCGTTTGCTGCAGCATACTTCCCTGATACGATTGTTAGAGATCCAACAACTTTGACAAATGTTCAGGTGCCACCTTCAGTTAGCGTTCTTGGAGCATTTGCTAAGAATGATAGAATTGGTCATCCGTGGTTTGCACCGGCAGGATTTACGAGAGGCTCTCTTAGCGCAGAAAGATCTGCATTACCTTTAAAGAGGGCAAACCTTGATGAATTATATGATGCAGATATAAATCCCATCACAACATTCCCAGGAACAGGGCTCGTTGTATGGGGTCAAAAGACGCTTTTATCATCACAGTCATCGCTTGATAGGGTAAATGTTAGACGTCTTTTGATCGAGATAAGAAGGTCTGTCAGGGCAGTTGCAAATTCACTTCTGTTTGAACCGAATAGAAGTGAAACGCTTGATAGATTTAATGCTCTTGTAACTCCTATTCTTCAAGGCATTCAGGAGAAGAGCGGTGTTGACAGGTACAAGGTTGTAATTGATACATCAACGACGACACAGGCTGACATCGAAAATAATACACTTAGAGGAAAAATATACGTTCAACCTACAAGAACAGCAGAGTTTGTTGCACTTGATTTCATGGTGTCGAATGCTGGTGCAGAAGTTTAAATATCAACTTCTAGTATAATATTTGGACAGCCCCATATTTTAACAACACCAACTTCTTCTGATACCTCTTTTTCAGACATGTTTCTTGTTGGATCTGCTTTTATTTTAAACCTATTGATTCGTGTCTTACCGTCAGTCCACCAAAATCGATTAATTGTCTTTTGACGTATTAAAAATCCAGACTTTAAATATGATTCACCAAGACCATGTCTTAGGTCCACATACGTCATAATTTTTTGATATCTGTCTTTTTTGGCCCTAGCCTTTACATGCTTTATCAGCTTGCTTAGGCCGCCCTGAATAACAACGTCTATTTTATTTGCAAATCTAGCAATTTCTATGTATCCTTTATATTTTTTATGAAAGGGTTTTCTAACAGATATGCATGCAACAATCTCTTTATTATAAACAAGCCCTAGCGCCCAGCTTGATTTTGTGTCACCGTCTATGTGATTTTCATTAAAAAACTTTTTTCTATCGCTATAGGCAACATCTATAATTTTGCATTTTCTTGCAGGAATCTTTATCTTCGTCATTCCTAACCTGTGACGTATCATTGATTTAACAATGCTTCTTTTTTCTTCCCACTCATCTTCAAAGACATGTATTAGCTTGATGTTCTGCTCGAGTGATAATTCTGACTTTCTCTTATGATAGTTTTTATCCTTAAACTCTTCACTGTGGAAATAAAGACCGTTATACTCTATTCCTAATCTACACTCTTTGACAAGAATGTCTATCTCATATGGTCTTATTGTCGATCTGTCACACATAATAGTTTCTTTGCCTAAACTCCTTATAAAGTCATTTATTTCTATCTGATGCTTTGACCCGTGTGGATCACAGTCTTCACATCTATTGCTCATAGCCTGAATCAGGCTCTTAGTTTGTTGTTTGTGGCAGTTTCGACATTCAAATATAAGATTTTTTATTTTATCGCGCTTATAGCTGTCAATTTTAGATATTAACTTTAGCTTGGGTGCATTAATGTTTAGTCTTTTAATAACTTCATCTTCTGAAAGCCTTTTTTTAGAATCTAGCACATCTCTTATCTTTTTGTTATTTAGTGTTTCTGCAACATTAAGGGACATTTCTAGCACTCTGTTATCTGTTTCTTTTGTAAGGCCTTTTGCCCATGGGATCAATTCACCTGATCTATACTTGTCGCTTAATTTTTTTGATAATTTTAAAAGACGATCATCTGTTTCTTTTGTAAGACCTTTTGACCATGATGCTATTTCACCTCTTTTGCTTTTTGCCTGTAGCGTTGATTTTATCTTTTTAGATCTTCTTAAGATTCTATCGTCTGTTTCTTTTGTAAGTCCTTTTGACCATCCTTCCTTTCCCTTTAGCGATAAAGACCGTTTATTTGAAATCTCTTTTGCTCGCTTTTCATCGTAGATTGAGTATATTGATCCATTGTGACCTAGCTTAAACTTAGATGAGTATCCTACATTCCAGCTTTCAAATTTTAACTCTTCTTCACAGCCACAAGCACAAGTTAAATTTTTTGATGTTTTTAATATAACTTTATTATATGCATCTTGAGTTGACAAAAAATTGTGGAAGTCTACAACATGAGTATTAAAGTCATTTTTTCTTCCACACGTAAATGAGCATATGGGACATTTATATCTTTTTGACGTTTTCATTCTTAGAACCCAGCTAAACCTTAAATTACCTCTTAAACTATATATCACTTCTTTAAAAGAATAAACTTAGTGCGAACATATTTAGTAAGTAAGCAGCAGCTTTATAAAGGAGAATATTATGGCTGAGACACTATCTGTTACAGACATGTTACCAAATAAATTCGAACCCAAAAGACAATTTAGGTGGCTGTTTGCCATAGAAGGAGTTGACGCCTTTCTCATGAAGACGTCAGCCAGACCTCAGATGGCTATTGCAATGAAAGAAATTCCTTTTATCAATGCCAAGAGATATCTTGCTGGAAGAATGACATTTAGCGAAATGTCAATTACACTTCATGATCCCATTGCACCATCAGGGGCTCAGCAGGTAATGGAGTGGGTTAGAACACATTATGAGTCTGTGTCTGGTCGAGCAGGATATGCTGATTTCTATAAGAGAGATATCCAGTTAAAGCTTCTTGATCCTATTGGAACAGTTGTGGAGCTGTGGGATGTTAAGGGTGCATTTATTACGAATGCAAACTTTAATACTCTGACATATGAAAATGACACAGAGCCGGTAGAGATTTCACTATCGCTTAGATTTGATAATGCTGTACTTCAATTCTGATTTTACAATTCGATAGCACAACATTAGCTTATAGTCGCCTTCATAGTGGTTAAAGTAGATATTCATTTGAAATATGGACAGAGAAGACGCATCAGTTTCTGTAGAATTCGCCCATAGCGTTCTCTGATATTCGCGAGATCTTTTGATTTACGCATACATATTATATGTCTAAAATTCTTATGTGTGCAAGGAGATAGCAAGTGTCAGACAATTCTGAATTTTTTCAAGATTCACATCCAGAGATTCAGACAAGAAATGTAATGCAGGAAGATTTTAATTGGGAGGTTCCGGTTGAAGCCGTCCCAGTCCCGTCAGAGGGAAAGGTATATTCTGTCAATTCAGCATTGCATGGAAGGTCTATTCTCGAGATAAAGGCAATGACAGCACAGGAGGAAGATATCCTTACGTCTCGTGCGTTAATCAGGCAAGGATCTGTAATATCGCATCTTATTAAATCGTGCTTAATTGATAAGTCGGTTAATGTTGATGAATTGCTATTAGGGGATAAAAATGCTCTAATGGTTGCAATAAGGGTGACAGGTTATGGATCAAGATATAGTGCTGATGTTAGCTGTAGATCGTGCGGCAAGGGAAGCAATCATGATTTTGATCTAGCATCACTTGAAATACGACGTCTTGAGATTGATCCAGTGGCGCCGGGAGAAAATCTTTTCCACTTTAGACTACCTGTAACAAAGAAGGATATTCATTTTAAATTCCTAACAGGAAAGGATGAGTCGGAGATATCTGTGATGTCTGAGAGAATGAAAAAGATGACTGATAGCTCAACTGACAACATGATAACAACACGTTTAGCATACCAGATAATGTCAATCGATGGTATAACTGATAAAAATAAGATCGGAATGTTTGTTAAAAGCATGCCTGCACAGGATTCTAGAAAGCTAAGAACATACATTGATCAGAATGAACCTGGGATTGATATGAGGGTGCAGATGAACTGTCAGCATTGCGGGACGAACTCGCGGGTGTCACTTCCCCTTGGGTCAGAGTTTTTTTGGCCCACGGAGTGAGTGGAGAGAGGCGTTTCTAGAGGAGGCCTTTCTACTGCAGAGACATCTCGGAATGAGCTATTCTGACGTGAGATCTCTTCCGATTCCATATAGGCGATGGTTTATAGATCGACTTGTTGAAGATTTCAAGAAGAAGAAGAAGTTGTCTGAAAATAGATCAACATCAAGGAGTGTTAGCAGGGATGTTCCAATGGGAGAAATAGGTCCCAAACGTTTCGGTTGATATCTGCGTTCTGAATACTTATTACGTGTGGAGTACGTGTAGATGGCTGACTTTGGCGATCAAAATAAAACAACAAGAGAGATAAATGTAACTCTTGGCCAGATAAATCAAAAGCTAAGCACGCAGTTAGAGTATCAGCTTTTAATTGCTGAGGCGACTGGAAATAGCGTCGACGATATTAGAGAGCAAGCCAGAGGGTTGGGTGCATCATTAGATCGTGCTGAAAGATCTTCGGGTAGGATTGGATCAACAGTTGATTCTCTAGCAGGTTCTGCTGGAAAGGTATTTGATGTCCTTGGTAAGCCTCTAGGTATCGCATCAGATGCCATAGATGCAGTTGATACGTTAACTCGATATCATAGTGAGCAATTTCTTAAGATTCTTGATGACTTCGGTGGTGGAATAGACTTTATCAACAATGCTACGACGCTAGAGTCACAACAGATGGTTGACACAACACAGAGAATCATATCGCAGTTTTATGACTTTTCTGATGAGGCTGTGAAGATTCAAGGGTCTAGTCTGTTCACAATATTTGAAAATTCAGAACAGATGATGGAGAGCTTCTATAAGGCCGTGGCTGATAGAGGGACAGAGGCATATGATCTGCTTCGAAGCTCAAATGAAAATATCGCCCTTGACATGGCATTGACTCAGAAAGAATTGGGCTTTAACCAGCAACAGCTTGAGACTCTTATCGCTAGAGAAGTCGATCTAACTGGTGAGGCTACAGGGCAGATGCTACGTGAGGTTGTTGCATTTTCTAATGCCGTCGGAAAGGAAACAGGAATAGCATCTAAGAGAATAGCTGGAAATATTGAGCTTATAATTCGTGATACAGAGAGGTTTGGAAATGTATCAACGTCTGAGGCATCAAGAATCAGTGCAGCTCTCATCGAGGTCGGAATAAGATATGAGGATCTGTCAGGAGCCGTTGGCAAGTTCCAGAGCTATGAGGATGCTGCAACTGCTGTTGGAAACCTCACGTCTGTGTTTGGAATTCACATGGATGCCATGGAGATGATGGAGCTGGCAAACACTGATCAGGAACAGTTCCTAGTCAGGATGAGAGAGCAGCTTCTTGGAGCAGGAAAAGACTGGGAGTCAATGACGATAGCTGAGAAGAATCTTCTCAAGACTCAGCTAGGGTTCCAGGACATCGGTGCAGTTGAAAGATTCCTTGATCCAAGCAATGTTGTAACGTCATTTGAGGATCTCCAGGCAGCAAGTGATCCTAGCTTAATAAAGGACAATCTTTCTGAGATGGTTGAAAGCATCAGACCGATGGACAATGCATCGAGAATTTTGGAAAGATTTAATGATAACCTCTTGAACATTGCGTCGAAAGATATGGCAAAGGGTCTTGCAGATACAAGGCTTGAGCTAGCTCGTATAGTAGGTGTAAGCACTGGAGAGCTAGTGAATGCAGGCTCTGAAGCCCTAGAAGAATATATGAGCAAGCAAGGCGGTCAATATGTATCTGAAACCGGTGAGCTTATAGAGGAAAGATTGGCTGGGCTAACAGCAGCAGAGCTTGAGACAAGCTTAGATCATATTAAAAACCTAGCTGAGGCAGGTGAAGCAGCTGCAGCTGATGTTGAAAGAGCCAGGATAGACAGCATCATGGGCACCTCAGGTGCATTACAAAGGCTCCAGGGTGAGATAGGTGAGCTAGATGAGGAGAAGAGATCTCAATTTGATGACACGCTGAGGTATATTGAAGAAAGAACAAGAGAGGGGGTAAATGTTCAAGGGTCTGCAATTAGAGATGCAGCAATAACTCTTGCAGCACACGGTAGAGACGCACTTGATGATCTAATCTCTAGGTCTGATGACATTACATCATTTACAGAAGAACAGTTAGGAATTCTTGAAAGCTCTGATGCTGGAAGAAGAGCAAGGGCTATAAGAAGTCAGGCAGATTTCGCATCAGAGATGCTTGACATTTGGATCAGTGATCAGGTCAGGTTTGACCAGCTGAATGAGTCTGCGATAAATGATATGATGGAGAAGACTGGGTTGACAAGAGAGGAAATATCATCAGCACTCGCTGGGCCTGATAGCGCTGAGACTGTTGTTGCAAGCTCTGTCGGCAGAAGAACACAGGCTCTTCTTGGAGCCGGTGAAGAGGCCGTGGATGTGGGTGAGTCTGAAATGCCCACACAGGGAACAACAGAGGTGATATCTAGAACAGCTGAGGCAGTTACGTCTGCAATGTCCGGGAGGCCAATAAATATCACTGTTGAGTTAGATTCTCGTATTTTGGCCGATGCAATAATACAAAACCCAGTTGGAACTGACAATATTACAATTGTTACATCGCAGATATCATGACACTACTAGATAAGATTAAAAAAAATATGTTTTATGAGGATGCCTTGAGCGAGCTATCTGAAGATGATAGGGCAAAAGTAGAGTCTGATGTCGAGTATTTTGTTATAAAGCTTCAAGAAATAAATGATAAGATCGGATCAGTTCTTTTAAGTGAGGAAAAAAGAGAAAAGTTTTTTGATGAGTTAAATGAAATGCTCTCGAAGGAGAAGTAGGGTGTCAAGAAAAACTTTAAAAGACTTTCTATCACAACAGGGCTCAGCAGAGACGTCTATATCATATACCATATCAGATAATGATGGAAACGGTTCAGTCGGTATCGGGGATGACTTAGGAGCTGATCCTGGAACACAGAAAGAGCTTCTGGACCTTGTCGATGAGACAAACGGTCTTCTGGGTGATTATCTAAGATTTATAGTCGATTTGTCAAGACCGCCTGTGTCATATAAGGTAAAAGGTGGAAATGTAGAGGCCGTGTCATCTAATAGGGGAGACGTAATTGTACCTGCAGATGATCAAGGAGTCGAGAACACATTTACTAGAAACGGGACAACTCTGGGTGCAGAGATGGAGAGATATTCAAATAGCGGTCAATTTGACGAGACATCAAATACACTATCTAGCTTAATTGATAAAACAGGTGCCTCGTCAGATTCACATGAAATGCTATCATCAATATCTGGAAAGGATGCAGATAAGACTGGGCTGACATTTCCAACACATCAACAGGATATATCAGGCATTGAGGATTCTGTCAGTCAGATTGTTGGAAAGAGAAATAGATTTAGCTCAAATCATGCAAATCAAAAGGCCTTTTCACCACCGCCAACAGCTACAAGTGATCTTGATGCCGGATCAGATGACCTCGGAACAACAACAGCACAAAGATCATTTGGAGAGTATGATAAGGAATCTACACGGGTAATAAACGATAATCTAAAAAATGTCGGCTTGTCTCTCCTGTTAAAGTCTGCAGGATGGGATGATTCGACGATACCGGGTGAAAGTCAGAGCCCAGGTAACATAGGTGAAGATTATTTTCTTAATGATAGAAACGATGATGTCTCTGATGGTGTTAGGGGTGTTGACCTTTCTCTGCTTAGATCGATGAATGCAAAAGGCGGACCGGAAATTTCTGAGGGAGAGCTTGAAGGTTACTCATATAGACACGGTAGGGGCAGCTTTATATCACATGACAGTAGTAATAGTCGATCATATGGGTCAACATATACAGATTCCTCTATGTTTGACTCACGAGGGTCAAGAAAGATAGTCAAGGCTCAGGCAGCAGCAGCAATAGTTGCATTGCTAGAGGCATCAAAGATGCTAATGTCAATTATTGGTGAGAGTATATCAGACAATCTTGCGATGTATCCTGGACCGTATATGTCTGGAAAAGGTCCAAACCTTGCGTTAAATTCAAGATTTGAGCTACTTAAGCGTCTTGTAATAGTTCCAACTGACTATCCTTATGATAAATGTGTTAATAGAGGAATTAGAGTTCTATTTACAGATGATAAAAGTCCGACATCTGACGGCGTGTTAGCATCTGACAAGTCAACAGTTGTCAAGCATCAGCATATTCAGGAGGCACCAGGCTTCTGGCTATCTATCGCAAGATCTGTTCTAAGGGCAGCAAATGAGATAGGTGATATTGGAGATGATGATTCATCTGTTACATCAAGCTTATTTATGACTCTGGGTCGCAATAAGATTATTGGTTTCTTAAACGTCGCAGCGACAATTGGAAACATTAGCTTTAAGATGACAGGTGGAAATTTAGAATTTGATTCAATTAATGACAGTGTTAACCCATGGAATGTTGATGAGCTTGAGGATGGTCCTGCAACAAGGGTATCTAAAAGTAGAAGCAACGATGGAAACACATCGATGTCACTAGCATGGAGAGGAAATTCAATTCCTTCTGCATATCTTGTTCCAGCTAATATAATCAATACTGCACTTGAAATGGGAACAATGTCAGACGGTACAAATCCTCTAAAGGGGATATTAGGGACATCTATTGCTACGAAAGCATATATTGATGAAAATATGGTAGGCGGGGATTCTAGAATACCTGGAGCAGTGATTGAGAGGCTGGAGAACATGCTCGATTCAGAGTATGTTCCGTTTTATTTTCATGATTTAAGAACAAATGAAATAGTTGCATTTCATGCATTTGTCGAGACGCTGACAGATCGATACAGCCCGGGATATTCTGGAGATTCAAGCGGCTATGGTAGAATGGATGCTGTTAAGTCATATAGTGGAACTAGACGAACTGTGTCAACAACATTCTATGTTATCTCAACATCGAAAGAAGATTTTGATGAGATGTGGTGGAAAATAAATAAGCTAACAACATTAGTTTATCCAAAGTGGACACAGGGTGACAAGGTGTCTGTTGATGATAGTACGTTTATTCAGCCGTTTTCTCAAGTTCTTGGTGCATCTCCGATTATTCGAATGAGAGTTGGTGATGTTATAAAGGGAAACTATTCAAAGTTTAATCTGGCAAGAATATTTGGAATTGGAGATACAGGCATAAGCCCAAAGGTTACAGGCGATGGATTGTCAAGTATTAGTTCGACAGTTAATAGTGTAAACGATTCTGTTGCAAACATGTCTAAGTCAATGATAAAGGTGTTTTACTCTTTATTTGGTTCGCCGTTAGCATTATCATTAGGAAATCTTAGCTTGTCAAACATTGGTGGCGGTGCAGGTGTCGCAGCAAAGACATTTACATCTCAATTTTTAATCAATGGCTTTGCAAATCCTCTTGGGTTAGAGCTAATTCTTGATAGGATGAAAGACCCAGATAATCCAAAGAATTCAACATGGTCAGATACGTTGTCTGAGAAAATTTCTGAAACAGCATCAAAGATAGGAATTTCTGATCGCGGATGGTCAACAAAGGGATATAGGAAGTCTGAGATACACTATCTCAAGGCGTCACATAATGATGGATACATAGTAGAGGATGATTCTGCTATTCGATTTAGAATAACGAGACCAATAAAGGTGTGGATTGATGGTCAGACGTCTGGTTCACCATCTTCGAAATCAAATAATAAGCTAGCAGGAACAAGAACAGTATCTTCACAGATACCCATAGGAAAAAATGGAGACAGCAGAACATTTTCTGGTCCATCGTCAAGCACAACACGAACGAAGACAATTTACAGTGTTGTTATAATTGACTCAGGCGTAGACTTGAACATGATAGGAAAGAGACTGGCCGTTACCCATGCAGACATTATGCCAAATCCATCGTACCTATTCAATTCAGCTGTTCTTTCGACTATAGGTTTAGGAGCACTCACAGCTCAGGCAGCCGCCGATGCTCTTGTAAAAGAGGCATCTTTAGCCCTTGGATTGCCTGCTGACATGATTAACATTTCACAAACATCTGCAGCCAGCTTTATGAATGAAAAAAATAATCCGATAGTTAAGTCATTTAACTCATCCAAGGGCCGTGGGCTTGCAGGTGCAATTACATCATTAGACTTTAACTGGATGGAGTTTCCATGGGAGATTGACTGGAATGCCAGGGCTCCCATGGCGTGCAAGGTTACATTATCGCTTGATGTGATTCACGATCTACCTCCCGGTCTTGACCATGCTGGCTTCAACAGGGCTCCTATTTACAATGTTGGGGGTGCGATGGAGCACATAGCAGGAGATGTGTATGATGATGGAGGCGCATCGTCTCGACTTGAATATACAGGTGAAGGAAAAAAGGGAGCACTAGTTAGGGCAGCGGGACGTGCAATCAAGTCAGCAAAGGATTAATAGATAAATGTCAACAGGAAGATATGCATTTACACCGAAGATTCTTGGTAGAAAGCTATATGCAACCAGCGTATCATCATCTAGGATCTTTAAAGCAATTGAGTCTGGTGTCCTTGAGTTTACAACAACAACATTAAAGGAAGGCCAGAGGCTTGATCAGATATCAGGAAGAATGTATGGGTCGTCTGATCTGTGGTGGGTTATTGCCGCGGCAAGTGGAATAGGATGGGGGTTGCAGGTTCCTCCTGGAACAATAATAAAAATTCCTACGAATATAAACGATGTATTTAGGCTGATAAGGTGATAAGTGGCAATAAGTTATTTAAGCGAAGCAACTGAGGGTCTTTTAAAGTATTTTGCCTCAACAGGAAGAGATGACATCATATCTCTGATGACAAAAGGGTCTTCTTCAGATCAACAAGCTGCAGCAATTCTAAGCGCAGCAAATATAGCAACTGGAGGAACGTCAAATATATCACAAGCAGACACAGAATTAGTATCTCTGCTGCAGCAAGCCCTGTGTGATACAACTGAAGGCTCATTTTTTACAAAGGATATTCTTAATACAATCGGAGAGCAGCTAAATAGTGAAGACAGTGATATAGAAAATTTTATAAAGGTCTATTTTGAGAAAGGCGCAGCAAAAACACCAAAATCCTTTTTTATGGAGGGTGATAATGATAGTGTTAAGAATATGACACGATCAGAAATCATAAGCACAGATGACGGCTTATCAAGCAATGAGACACAGCTGGGTGTGTCTGTCGTTAACACATCAACATCATCACCTGATAGATTTAAAAGTCCAACACTGTCAGCATTTGTATTTCCGAATCTTAGATTGGGAATACCCACAAGAAATACAGATAGCATCACTTTATTTTCTAATGCTATTTCAACTGTTGAGATGTCAAGATGTGTTCCGTATATAAATCTTAGGTTTATGTCTGTTGTCCCTACAGCCTTGGGAGAAAGGACAAGACAGCTATCTCTCTTAAGATTTCTTGGAATGAATTCAAAAAATGATCCTAATGATTCAATTGGAATGAATAATTCGATTTTTGATGATGGTGCAAAAGATGAGTTCTTTGGAACAATTTCTGCCGGAGTTGCAGGAGATGATCTTGGAATAAACCCATCTGTATCGACGGCAGGAATGGAGCTATTTACGAGCCCGCAGACGTTAATCAATGCTGATATTAATAGAGGAGATTTTTCAGGACGGGCAGGAAATATTCTCGATCCGTTTAAACCTCTTATGACATTAAACGGAATCAATATAAAGATTGAAGGGCTGGGAAGAGCACTGCTTAGTTCAAAGACAGCAACAGTTGATATAACTCTTCATGATAGGTCAAGGCTTGCTGATATCGCTCCAATTGTTGCAATTGATCTATTTGGAACAACGAATGTTTTAATTGAATGGGGTTGGAATCATCCTGAAGGTGGGTCTGGTTCAAATAATCCCATAGGTAAGTTTTTAAACAGCATGAAGACAAAAAATCTTTTCCATACAGTTTCATCAAACTACTCAATGGGAAATGATGGAACTGTAAAAATAACTTTAAGATTAGCCTCTCGAGGAGGAACAGATTCGATTAATGTTCCTGTTGCCACAGGAGATGTTGTGCCTGTTTCTATATTTAAGCCAATATTGACGTCAATATTATCTAAAAAGCTTCAAGATATTACAGACGCTGCCGATAATCAGCTAAGAGACATAAGAAATCAGGTGACAGTAAACTTAAGAAATGCATCATCAACATCATCTGTGATATCAAGAGAGTTATTTGAAGAATTTCACAATATATTGTCTCCACAGGCAGACATAAACACGTCAACAAGCACAAAAGCATTGACAAACGTCATAACAAAGCTAATAGGAGAGGACGGTAACGGTGGAGAGCTAATTTCATTAAATGAGTCAAATCAATCACTAAAATCTGAATTAAAGGGGAAAATAGCCGCCCTGAGGCACGAAGATGCGACTGATCCGTTTTTACCTGATGACAGAATGATAACAGATGAGATTTTTCCAGGTGTAAAATCAGGTCTTCAGAATAATGAGTTTGTCTCTCTTGGAAAGCTGATAATGAGCTTTGTAGGATATCCTCTTGCTTCGTCAGGTAGATTTGATGAGACACAGGTGTTCTTTTATAGGTTTAATTCACAGGCTGCTGCGGCTAGAAGGCTTGACATATCACAGTTTGTTGTCAATATAGAGGAATTTCGCATAAAGATGCTTAATAAGATTAGAAGTAATCCATCGTTAACAGTTAATGGGTTTTTATCTCTAATAAAAGATATCGTGTCAAATCCTTCTAATGTGAACTACGGGCTAACATCTTTATATAGGCGAAAGGCTACAGCTTCTGAGTCATCAAATCAGGGTGAAGAAGCCCAAAAAAGCATTGAAAAAATAAATAAAGAAATTGAAGAAAGGCTCAAGGAAATATACACAAGTGACAATTGCGGCACAGCTTCAGGAGAATTTAGACTACCGGTTGTTAAATTTTACATGGATTCTCTTCCTGCAGTTGGTGATAATAATAAGGTAATTCTTAGAATTCATGTGTTTGATCAGAGTGCAACGCCTCATGCAGATCAATTATTTCTACTGTCAGCACTTAATGACTCAGAGATATCAAGCCTAATAAAGGGCGCAGATTCTTCGACGTCAGAAATGGATGCTACTAATGTTGGAATCGATCCTGGCCAGAGTAGAAACGTCTTGTCAAGAAGTCAGGATGAAAACCACGTTGAGTCACCATCTAAAGGTGAAAATTTAACAGACTATAATATGATTATATCAAAAACTAATCCTGAAAATATTAAGCGTCTTATTAAGCAAACGGTTCCCAATATAAACTTTGGATCACAGTTTACAGCATTAAAAAGTGTAACACTTAGTGCAAACACAGGCGGCGCGGTTGGCGATGCTCTATTACTTAACTCATTAGTTGATAAAGATCCACAATCATCAACATCTCAAGCTGCTGCAATTGAAGACGTCAAGGTAATTCCTGCATCTGTTCGTGTTACAATGCTTGGATGTCCAATCATAGAGTATGGACAGCAGTTTTTTCTTGATTTAAATACCGGTACAACAGCAGATAACCTCTATACAGTGACAAATATAAGTCACGCTTTATCAAGTGGAAAATTTGAAACAAGTTTCAACTTAACGTTTGTTTCAAACGGAACAGTAAACACATTTAGAAATACCCTTTCAAGCGTGCTACCTAAGTTAATGTCTCAGTCTACAAATATCGATACATAGTCTATTGTAAAGATTACAATCATTATATGAAGCTTGCAATCTCTTCAAAGGTGATGGGAACAGATAGACATCTTCTTTGTGATGGTGATAGCTTTTCGTGGATATCGATAATTCCAGATAATGTATGGTCTTTGGGAGACAATGATAGATCACGAGATCTTTCTGCTGTTGCACTGGCGCTAGATAAAAGCCTGACATTGTTCGACACAGAAAGCCAAAAAAACATGTGGCAGACTCTGAGAAAAGATAGTGATAGGTCCTATGTTCCATGGGCATATTCTATTTCGTGTGACCAATTTAAGAATCATATTTTTAGAATTAAAAGAAGTGCATATAAGATAATTGATGAAATAAGTGGATCGTATTACGATGATGTATTTGTTGAAAATAGAAAGCTTCTGACGGATTTAAAAAGAGCAAAAGTAAATAAAAGTCGATTACAGAATATAGATGATCTTCATTCCTCTCTTTTTAAATTTAGACCAAAGATCGATGGATTAATTCAACAAATAAGATACGATCAGTCAAAATCAACTACAGGAAGGCTAACTGTAAAAAGCGGTCCAAACATCTTGACGCTAAAAAAAGAAAATAGGTCTATTTTTTCATCTAGATTTCATGATGGGAGATTGTTACAGGTTGATTTTGTATCGCTTGAACCGAGAATTGCTTTGGACGTAGCTGGTATTGCAGCACCAAATGATATCTATGATGACATTAGCAAGAACATATTCGATGGTAAGATATCAAGAGATATATCAAAAATATCAACAATTTGCTGCCTATACGGAATGACATCAAAGAATCTTTCACTTAAGCTTCCTCCAGACAACGATGCTGATATGATATTATCATCCATTAAATCATACTTTAAAATTAGAAATCTTGAGAGGGGCCTAAAATCCTTTTATGATCAGAATGGATTTATAGAAAATCTATATGGAAGAAAAATTTTATCTGATTCATCTCATGTAAATCATTATTTACAGTCTACTGGTGTTGATGCGTCTCTTCTTGGATTTAGATACCTGTTAGAAAGATGTAAGAACATGAATGTGAATCTATTGCCAGTGTTTGTAATTCATGATGCAATGATTATTGATGCACCTGAAAAAAGTGTAGCTAAAATAGAAAAAATCGCATCTGAGGGAGTAAAGATAAGGGGAATATCACAAAAGTTTCCTGTAAAGATTGAGAATTTTGTGTAAAATATCATAGAGGTATAAATGTTAACACCTGAAATTGTTGAATCAAACTGGAAGAAATTTGAAAAGCTTTGTATTCGTTTAAAAGATGATAATGTTAATAGACTGCTAAACGAAATAGGAGAGAGAATTATTATGTGCCCTCTCTCAGTGAAAAATGATCAGCCGGGATGCTATCCTGGTGGGTTAATTGAAAATAGTCTTGATGTAACAATGGCAATGAAGACTCTTAATGAGACATTTAGCATGGGTCTAGATGTTACGTCAATTATAAAAGTGGGACTTTTTCATAATCTTGGAAAGATAGGGGATCTCACAGGCCCTAGTCTTGTTGATCAAGATAGCGACTGGCATCGAGAAAAGTTGGGTCAGCACTATAAGTTTAATGAAAATATTGATAAGATGTCTGTGTCACATAGGGCTCTATATCTGTTGCAACACTTTAATGTGAATCTATCTCGAGAGGAGTGGGTTGCAATACAACTTGCACAGGGATCACACTTTGAAGAGAATAGATTCTATGTGGGTCATGAACCAACAGTAGCTCTAGCATTGCAACAGGCAAGAAATATTGTCTATCACATAGAAAGGCAGTGATGTTGAATTGTGACAGCCTATTTATTTAAGCGATGTCACGTTTAAAGTCAAAAGAATTTAAAAAGAAATATTCCTCATCTATGAGAAACGTATCAGGTGACGGCGTCTGGTCTTCTCGTGGAACAGCAATTCCGGTCGGAGGTGCAATAGGCGGAGGAGATGACTATTACTATAAGATAGGTAGAAATAGGAGACCTTATTATCAGGGTGATATGGGATCACCGACACAGTCGGCTGATGCAAATTTTTCATCTTTGTTAGGTCAGAATGCAGGAGGATATGATCCTGAGGAGTTTGACAGGACGATGTTTCCAGACCAAGATCAAGTTTCATGCAGCCAGCATTACAATGAAGAATATGACGATACTCACGTTGATGATGTAACACCGCTGAGAACAAGAAAGCTTTCAAAACCAAAGTCATATCTTAGAATTAGAGAGAACAATCTTCCTTCGATGATTGAGATATATGATACTGATCCAGGAGATATTGATTTTTTAAATGAGATAAGCATTGAAACTGCAATTCGCGGTGTGGTAGGTGGTGTTACGTCTGTTCTAGACCTTATTCCAAACCCAGCTGTTCAAACATTTGTTTCTATCATATCAACGATCTTGCTTTTCTTTGATGGTCAGGATTTCATGTCTGAAAATAATGAGGCTGGCGCCGCTTTAAAGATGCACACGGGTGTTTCTCTTGCAGAGGCAGGCCAGCTTGATGAGGATGGGTTTAAAGAGCTGATAGGGAAGATCTGTGAGTTAGATTTTGATGCAAGGGCTGATCTAAGAAAGGAAATAGATGACGTAACAGATACCCTTCGACCTGTTGTAAGTGAGATAATAGCTATGTGGCCTGGTGCTGGAAAGATGTCTCTAACTGTAAAGCTAACACCAGACAGCGTTGTTAATCTGTTTGGAGAAATTCTAAGTAAGCTGACAACAATTACAGGCGTTGAAAGAATTTTAAATAACTTTATCGGTCCATCGTATGTTGGGCTTTTTGTGAAAAGAATAGGCAGCCTTCCTTTTCGAGGAATTGCAGCAACGGCGATGGTGTCAAGATATGGAATAATATTAAATGCAACGCACGCAGATGATAACCCATGTTCAATGTATGCAAAAAAGCCTGATAGAGATGACATAGAGAAAAAAGAGAAAGGGCTAGAGGCGGCTGATATCGATTCTGAAGAGGTTAAACATGTGCTTTCTAACATAGGTCGAGAAATAGACACCGGAAACATAACAGCGGGTGACGTATTTATGGCAGTTTCAACTAAAGATCCATCATATCTTGGACTAAGTGAAATTAGAACGTTTATTAGAGAATCAATTTCAGAGATTGAAAAAAGTGATGACGATGAGATCGACGAGTTTAGCGTAGTTGGAGGAATCTCTGGTGCAATAACACCCTTGGGGACAGATTCCTCTGGAAGACGAGATAGTAGAGATAGTCACGTCAAAAGAGCAAAAACATCAGCGAAATTTTTTGGCGGAGGAAGTCTTGCAGATCCAGACTCTCCTAAGAGAGATTATACAGCAGCTGAAAAATTTGCAAAGGGAGTTGTTAGAAAGCCCAAAAAAAACCAAGCAAAATAGATGAACAAGATATTATAATATAAAAATTTAAACACTTATCATTAGCACAATAATATTAAATTGCACTATGCAAACATTGAACATTAAACATTAAGGAGTTAAAAAATGTCAGTTGATTTTGATGCGATTCGCAAGAAGCTTGAGAGATTAAGCGGAACAAATAAAAACAGGTCTAGAACTTGGAGACCACAAGAGGGAGAGGAGCACACTGTTAGGCTTCTATCATTTCCTGATAATGACGGCCAACCGTTTAAGGAGCTGTGGTTCTACTATAACATTGGGAGTGAACGAGGGTTACTTTCACCATACCAATTTGACGATCCAGATCCTATCCAAGAGCTTATCACAAAGCTTAGAGAAGACGGCACAAAGGAGTCATACGAGCTAGCAAAGAAGCTATACCCGAAGATGAGAACATATGCACCTGTAGTTGTCAGAGGAGAAGAAGATAAAGGTGTCCAGATCTGGGGATTTGGAAAGACAGTTTATCAGAATCTTCTGGGTCTGATGCTTGACGAGGACTACGGAGATATTACAGATCCGCAGACGGGTCGTGATATCAAGGTTACATGTACAAAGCAGCCTGGAAGACAGTGGTCAATGACAGAGGTAAGGCCTAGAGGAAAGGAGTCGATGCTGTCGACAGATTCAGCACAGGCAAACACCTGGCTAACAGACATGCCAGATCCGTCTGATATGTTTCAGTGCAAGTCATACGACGAGCTGTCAAAGATTATCAATGATTGGCTGGGTGAAGATGATGAGTCTGACGAGACATCAGATAATAGTGATACAACAGCAACGGCAACAGCAGATTCAACTCGATATGGGTCTATTGATGAGGCATTTGCTGATCTAATTGATGATGAATAGTTTGTTCCGGCAATACCGGACTTATTCTTAGGAAGATAAATGTCAAAACAAGACTTTACATCTGACCTCATAAGTGCCCTCAACAAGGAGCATGGCTCTAGAGTCGCTTATAATCTTTCATGTGATGAGTCACCAACTCATGTCAAGAGATGGATCTCTACGGGCTCAAGGCTTTTAGACTATATATGCTCAAATAGACGAGACGGTGGCATCCCTGAGGGGAGGATCATAGAGATATTTGGGCCGCCATCAATCGGTAAGTCACATATTGCTACACAGATTGCTGCATCGACTCAAAAGATGGGCGGTATTGTTGTGTATATTGACACAGAGAATGCAACAAGTGTTGAAAATCTAGGAATGCTTGGAGTTGATGTATCAAAACGATTTGTATATGTTGACACTCATTGTACTGAAGAGGTTTTGTCAATTGCTGAATCAACAATAATGAAAGCAAAGGCAATGAATAAAGACATTCCTGTTACTATTGTGTGGGATTCTGTTGCTGCTTCTTCTCCAAAGGCAGAACTTCTGGGTGACTATGATAAAGAATCAATAGGCCTTCAAGCACGAGCAATTTCAAAAGGAATGAGAAAGATCACAGGTGTGATTGCAAATCAAAATGTGCTGTTTGTTATATTAAATCAGGTCAGAACAAAGATAGGTGTTCTCTATGGAGATCCAGATTGCGTAAACCCAGAAACAACAAAAATTAAAATTCGTTACGACGAAAACTCACTTTTCGCGGAGAGGTTCCGTGAATATAACGCCAAAGGAGATAATAATGGCACAAATTGAAAGAGAGATGACTTTTTCTGAATACGCAAGTATTTTAGGGATTGATGATTTCGAAACACCTTGTGAATATGATCTTTCCGATGTTGGTACTATGATTGAAGGTCCAGATGGCTTTAAGCCAATGACTAATTTCGTAGTGAAGCCAGCAGTGGATACATCGTATATGCTTGGTGATTTAAATGCAACGTCAGTTCATAGAACACTTGTCGACGGAGAGTGGACGAAGCTAAAAGACAATCCTGATGCAAAACAACTACAAGGAAAAATGAATGTAGTAGATGTTTCAGTTCCAGATGGAAATGCTTATATTGCTAATGGCCATATTAATCACAACACAACTCCGGGTGGTGAAATGCTTGCCTCCCAAGCACGAGTATAAAATGCAAATTCATCCCGTGAATTGTCTGGGACGCCCTAAGAGCCGACTTCACTACAACGTGGCGAGTAATTGCGAGCGTGAATGTCAAAAAGAAGTAGGATTGGGTAATCAGCAGCCAAGTTTCCTGGTGACAGGTCAAAGGTTCAGAGACTAGTGTTATTAACCTTACAAAGAAATAAATTTTATGGTAAAGCTTTACCGTTTCATAATATTTATACATGTAAGGAGAAAACACCTATGAGCGCGGGACAAAAATACAAGTGTGAAGTATGCGGTAAAACCTTCAAGGCCATAACAAATACTCATCTTAAAAAACATAATATGACAACAACCGACTACAAATCAAAATTTCCAGAATCAATAATGGGTAATTTTGATAGATTTTCTGATTGGCGAAATTCTGAAGAAAATAGGCAAAACTGTCAAAAAATGGCAGATAAAGTTTACGGGACAAAAGAAATACGAGAAAGAAAGGCGAAAAGCTGTCGTAAAGCCACTCAAAGCAAAGAGTATAGAGAATCACAGTCAAAACTAATGAAGAAAAAGATTAGTGAATCACCAGAAAGCTTTCCACGATTGTTTATTGGAAAGAAAGGTGTGACTGACTGGATGAAAAAGTCAAATTATGAAAGATGGGTAATTAGATATGGTGTTGAAGAAGCAGACAAGCGTCAGGAGAACTGGCATAGCAAAAATATATTGCCATCATGTTCTAAGAATACAAAGCCTGAACAAATGTTTGCTAGTATTTTAGTTGCGATTAATATTCAATATGAAACTCAAAAATCTGTAAAAAGATATGTTTGTGATTTTTATATTCCCAAGTATAATACCATTGTTGAGATCGATGGTGATTATTGGCATGCAAATCCATCTAAGTTTTCTTCTGAAGATTTAATTGGTGGAAAGAAACTGCTTGCAAAAGAAATATGGGAATATGATAAAAAGAAAACAAGTGTAATCGAAGAAAGCGGATTTAGAGTTATAAGATATTGGGAAAGCGAACTAAAAATTATTTCACACAATAAAATTTTTGAAGATATAGTCCATACTGCTACGAAAGTAGTAGATTAGCAAGAGAGCAATACCTTTTCATGCTTCAACTAGAATAAAGCTAGGAGCTGGACAGCAGATAAAGGATGGTGATGATGTCATCGGAATTCATGTGTCTGCAAAGACAATTAAAAATAAGGTTGCCCCTCCATTTAGAAAAATAAATTTTGAGATTCACTTTGGTGTGGGAATTAAAGAGCACGAGCAAATTTTTGATCTTTTGAGAAAGCACGGGCCTGAGACTGTTAATGGAAAGGAGATCTTGCTAGCAGGCACAGGTGGATGGAAGACCATGAGTGTAACAGATGTAAAGACAGGTGAGATCGTCATAGATAAAAAATTTAGAAAAAATGAATTTTGCGATATCATGAGAAACACAGAATATAGCCAGTATGTCGATGACATTCTTGAGATAGCGATGGTAAAACAATTCAGCATAGATGAAGCTAGCATTGACTTAGAGTCGTATGAAGAGATGAAATCTCTATCTGAAGACGTTTTAATTGTTGATCCAGAGGATTAAGCTTTGCAAGGCTCAGGGTCTCGTGATTTAATTCTGATTATTGATGGATTAAATCTGTTTACTCGTCACTTTGTTGCAAATCCTGCTGTGTCATCGACAGGTGAACAGGTAGGTGGTGTCGTAGGATTTCTATATTCAATGATAGGAATGGTTGAAAAATACAACCCTAAAAAAGTAATTGTTGCCTGGGAGTCGGGTGGGTCGTCTAGAAAAAGATCAATCTACTCTGAGTATAAACAGAAGCGAAGACCGGCAAAGCTAAATAGATTCTATGGTGATGAACTTCCAGATACTGTTAATAATAGAAACAGTCAGGTTTCTCTCATCATAGAGCTGTTAAATAACACTCCTGTGTGTCAGATATATGTTCCAGACTGTGAAGCAGATGACGTAATCGGATATATCTGTAAATACAAATATGCAGATAATAAAAAGCTAATAATTTCATCAGATAAAGATTTTTATCAGCTTCTAGATAAAAGTACAATAATATTTTCACCAACCTGGAAAAAATTAGTGACGTCAAAAGAGGTAAGAGAAAAGTTTAAAATATCTCCACAAAATTTTTGTCTTGCAAAGTCAGTTTGCGGAGATCCGGCAGACAATATTGACGGAGTGCAAGGTGTTGGATTTAAAACTCTTGCCAATAGGTTTCCAATGATGAGTGAAAAGTCTGATGTTTTGATTGATGACGTCATCAGGCACTCACGTGACATGGTTGAGTCTGGAAGTAAAGTAAAAGCATACTTGAACATTCTTAATTTAGAAGGTGTAATTAGAAGAAATTGGAAACTAATACTACTTGACACGAACAACTTATCTGCAAGTCAGATAAAGAAGATAAATGACAGTATTGATATGTTTGATCCTACAAGAAACAAGATGAAAATGATGAGAATTTTTATTAGAGAGGGAATTCAGACGTTTAATGTTGATAGAATGTTTTTAGCATGCAGAAACCTGGAGAAAAAGTGAGCACTGAGATAGACACAGCATGCTTTAAACAGTATGGAAAACAGTTTCAGGAGAAAATATTTCAGTGCTTATTGACAGATAAACAGTGGGCATCACAGCTATCTGAGGTGATGACACCTGACTATTTTGATGTAAGATATCTAAAGTATCTAACGGGAAAATATTTTGACTATCATGAGACGTATAAGTCATTTCCAACATTGTCTCTACTTATAACAATTATTAGAGACGAGCTGCGTGAAGGTCACGATGTTCTTTTGCGAGATCAGATAATTGAGTTTCTTCACAGGGTTAAGACAAATCCTGATATGGGAGATCTACAGTTTGTCAAGGATAAGACGCTTGACTTTTGCAAAAAGCAGGCTTTAAAAGATGCTCTAGAAAAGGCTGTTGAGCTTATATCAACAGATAGATATGAGTCTGTTATTGATGTAATAAAAGATGCCCTTTCTGTCGGAACACCATCATCTATCGGTCATGATTTTTTTGACGATGCAAACGTTAGATTTTCTAAGACTGCGAGATCAACATGTCCGACTGGAATTAAGCAGCTTGATAAAAAGAGCGTTCTGAATGGAGGGCTGGGAAGAGGAGAGATAGGCGTCATCATTGCAAGCACAGGAGGAGGAAAGTCACATTTTCTCGTTCATGTGGGTTCAGAGGCATTAAGAATAGGAAAAAATGTTGTTCACTATACATTTGAGCTGTCTGAAGCATGTGTGGGTCTTAGATATGATTCAAACCTCTGTAATATACCAAATAATGATGTGATAGATAGAAAGGATGAGATCTTATCTATGTATGAGGGGATGGATCTTGGAAGGCTGATCATAAAGTCATTCCCAACAGGTTCAGCAACGATCATGACTATAAGAAATCACTTAGAAAAATTATTGCTTAGGTCATTTATTCCAAGTCTCATCATAATTGACTATGCTGATATCATGAGATCATCAAGAAAGCATGAAAGTCTAAGGCACGAGTTAAAATCAATCTATGAAGAGATAAGAAATTTTGCAATGGACCTAAACGTACCTGTCTGGACCGCAAGCCAAGCCCATAGAGAATCGGCGAATTCATCAATCATAGGTCTTGAAAATATGTCTGAAGCCTATGGCAAGGCGATGGTGTCAGATATTGTTTTATCTCTCTCAAGGAAGTCATCTGAGAAGGCATCTGGAGAGGGTAGGTTGTTTGTTGCAAAAAACAGGGCGGGAAAGGATGGAATATTATTTCCTGTCAAACTAGATACGTCTATGTCAAAATTTGTTATTGTAGAAGGTAGCGATGAATTATCTATTGACGAGGTGATGGCGTCAGACAATGCATCTATGAAAGGGCTTCTTAGAAGTAAATGGAAGGAAATTAATGACAAATAGGCCGACAGGAGCTCACTATGGCAAAAGTTGATAAAGTGATTGATGCTAGTGTTGATTATTTTAGCGGAGATCACTTAGCAGCAACAGTTTTTGCCACAAAATATGCGCTAACAGACAGCAATGGAGATGTTCTTGAGTTAACGCCAGACGATATGCATCGAAGACTGGCTTCTGAGTTTGCAAGGATTGAGTCAAATTATCCCAACCCAATGACTGAGGATGAGATCTATGACCTTCTCTCGACGTGGCAGGTGGTTCCGCAAGGTTCACCCATGTCTGGAATTGGAAATGATCACCAGCTACAGTCATTATCAAACTGTTTTGTCATCGACTCTCCTTCTGACTCATATGCAGGAATTCTTCACACTGATCAGGAGCAGGTCCAGATAATGAAACGCCGCGGAGGAGTGGGTTTTGACATCTCGAATATCAGACCAAAGGGCCTCGCAACGTCAAATGCTGCTCGAACAACTGACGGCATCGGCATCTTCATGGAGCGCTTTTCAAACTCTACGAGAGAAGTAGCCCAGGGCGGACGACGCGGAGCCTTATTAATTTCGATCGATTGCCGTCATCCTGAGATCGAAACGTTCATCAATATAAAACGCGATCTCAAGAAGGTAACCGGTGCCAATATTTCAATTCGTTTGAATGATGAATTTATGATCGCCGCCAAAAACGACGAAGAATATCAGCTTCAATGGCCAGTTGATTCTGATAATCCAGCAATCACAAAAACTGTAAGAGCGTCAGAAGTCTGGGATCAGATTGTAGATTCAGCGTGGTCAATGGCCGAACCTGGAATATTTTTCTGGGATAATGTGATCAATAACTCAATTCCTGACTGCTATGCAGATGTAGGCTTTAAAACAGTGTCAAGTAACCCGTGCGGAGAGATAATTTTGAGCCCGCGCGACAGTTGCCGGTTGATGGTTGTGAACCTCACAAAGTTTGTTCAGAAGCCGTTTGAGACTCATGCTAGGTTCAATTGGACAAAGTTTGCAACAGTTGTTCAGAAGTCCCAGAGGCTAATGGATGATCTGATCGATCTTGAGGTAGAGCAGGTTGATAAGATAATAGATAAGATAGCTAACGATCCTGAGCCTGAAAACATTAAGAGAATTGAGATCGACCTATGGAAGGGAGTCAAGCGACAGGCACTACGAGGCCGTCGAACAGGCTTGGGTGTTACAGGTGTCGCCGACACTCTTGCGATGCTAGGCATCAGATACGGATCAGAGAAATCTGTCAAGGTTGTTGAAAAGATCTACAAAAACCTCGGCGTCAATTCTCACATCTCATCGTGTATAATGGCTGGAGAGAGAGGTACATTTCCTGTCTTCTCTCATGCGAGTGAGTCAGGTAACCCACATCTTGAAAAGCTCTTGCGATCAAGCGATGAGCTTTATGATCTATATGAAAGAAACGGTAGGAGAAATATTGCGCTTACTACAACGGCGCCCGCTGGTTCAGTTTCAACTTTAACCCAAACATCATCAGGAATTGAGCCGGTTTTTATGTTAACATACACTCGTAGAAGAAAGATAACTCATGGTGAAAATGTTGAGGCAAGCTTCGTCGACGACATGGGTGATAAGTGGGTCGAGTATGACGTTCATCATCACGGTGTCCAGAGATGGGTTGACGTAACAGAAAACGATAATATTGAGGAATCACCGTATTGGGAAGCAACGGCTTCAGAAATTGACTGGCTGCGGAGGGTTGAGATCCAAGCTGCAGCACAAAAGTGGATAGATCACTCAATAGCAAGCACCTGCAACCTTCCTGCTAACGTGTCAAAGGAAGCTGTTAGAGAGATCTACGAGAAGGCGTGGGAATCAGGTTGCAAGGGTTTCACAGTGTATAGAGAGGGTTCTCGTGCAGGCGTTCTAGTTGATAAGAAAAATAACAACGAAACGTTTACAACACATTCTGCGCCAAAGAGACCAAATGATCTTGAGTGTGACATTCATCATGTGTCAATTAAGGGTGAGAAGTGGACAATACTCATAGGTCTGATGAATAGCAAGCCTTACGAAATTCTGGGCGGTCTGTCTGAGTATATTGAAATTCCCAGAAAATATCGAAAAGGCATTATTGTAAAGCATCTAAGAAAGACGATGAATTCAATATATGATTTAAGATTTGGTGAGAATGGAGATGAGGTTGTTATTAAGAATATTGTGAAGGTGTTTGATAATCCAAATCATACATCTTTTACAAGGACGATATCTCTTGCTCTTCGTCACGGCGCACCCGTTCACTATATCTGTGAGCAGCTTCAGAAGGGTGATCGAGATGCTGATCTATTTTCATTCTCAAAGGTTGTTGCAAGAGTTCTTAAAAATTACATTATTGATGGCTTAGAGCCCGGAGGAAATAAGTCGTGTTCTAGTTGTGGGTCTGAGAATAGCCTGGCATATCAGGAAGGATGTGTCGCATGTAAATCATGCGGATATAGCAAGTGTTAGTTAAATAAAAAAAAATATTTCTTCTATAGGTATTGTGTATGAAGTGGACGACAAAAATATCACCCTTGCTTAAAGAATTTGAGCTGAGAAAGAATCCTGTAATAGTGAGAGTAAATAAGTTTGATGAGAAATCCGCAAAAGAATTTCATGAATCAGTTGCACAAGCTCATAACACAGGTCAAAAAGTTATTCCGATCACCATAGACTCATATGGAGGACAGGTTTACAGTTTGATGTCAATGATTTCAGCTATAAAACATTCTGAGTTACCTGTTGCTACAATTGTTGAAGGTAAGGCAATGTCATGTGGCGCCATTCTTTTTTCATTTGGAGCGGATGGATTGCGGTTCATGGATCCTGATGCCACGCTGATGATCCATGATGTGTCTTCAATGGAACGGGGAAAGGTGGAAGAGATTAAGGCTTCTGCAGAGGAGACTGAGAGATTAAATCAGATCATTTATAAGATGATGGCAAGAAACTGCGGAAAAAGGGATGATTATTTTTTGAAGCTAGTTCATAAAAAAGGTCACGCAGATTGGTTTTTAGATTCTGAAGAGGCTAAAAAGCATGGGCTTGCAAATCAGTTAAGAGTGCCTAAGCTCAATATTACAATTACCGCAGATATCGATTTTGAATGATAGAATATAGAGCTAGAAGGCTTATAAAGTCTGAAGATCTCAATGCGAGAGGGACACTATTTGGAGGAAGACTTCTTGAGTGGTGTGATGAAGAGGCATCAATATTTTGTTTTTGCCAGCTTGGAACTAGAAATATTGCAACAGTTCACATGTCAGAAATAAACTTTAGATATCCTGCCAGGCTGGGAGACGTTGTTGAGTTTGGAACTGATATAGTTAAATTTGGAACAACATCAATAACACTAAAGATGGAAGTAAGAAATAAAAGAACAAAAAAGATACTATTGTCAGTTGATAAGATTATATTTGTATCACTAGATGAATTTGATGAACCTCGTCCGCATGGAATTACAAGATTCTCTGGTAAAGGGAGGTGGAAGAAGCTAGAAGGAGAGATAAAGGAAAGCGATGGATAAAATATTTTACAATAAGTCAAGCGCAGACAGCCTCGATTGGGATCCCTCCTGGTTCGGGGCTGAATATTTTGACGATGATCTTCTAAAGGCTGTAAGAAAGTGGCAGAGAGAGAATGATCTAAAGTCTGACGGGCTTGTCGGTCCGATGACGCATAGAAGGATATGGACGGAAAGACAGTCTAACATCTCAGACTACAAGCCGAGATCTGTTCCTCACCGTCAGGGGTCTAAGCACATAGTTCACAATAGTCATTTTATTTCAATTGAGTGGGACAAGGTTGTGCTTTGGGATGAGCCAGGCGGGTTAAAGATGAATCCAGGAACATACTATGATAATAGCAGCAAAGAGGACAGACAGCCGACACACTTTGTCAACCACTGGGACGTGTGTCTCAGCTCAGAGTCTTGTGCAAAGGTTCTAAATAATCGGGGAATATCAATTCACTTTTGCATCGATAATGACGGAACGATATACCAGCTTCTTGACACACAGCATGGCGCCTGGCATGCAGGAAATCGACACGGAAACAAGAAAGGTATCGGAGTTGAAATTTCTGATGCGTACTATACAAAATATCAGGACTGGTATGTCAAGAATGGCTTCGGAGAGCGGCCGCTTCAGACAGAAGGATGGGTGCACGGTAATAAGAAAAAGCCATTTTTAGATTTCTACCCAGTTCAGATCGAGGCGCTTAAGGCTCTCTGGAAGGCGATCCATGTCGGCCTTGGTATCCCGCTTGAGTTCCCAAAAAATTCCCAAGGTGTTCTTGACACAACGATGAATGATGACGTAGCAAAAGGAAGGTTCAATGGATTCTGCAACCACTACAACTTCACAAAAAATAAAATTGATTGTGCTGGTCTTGATCTTGATTCTTTGCTAGAAGAAGTTAAACAAACACCTGTATACTGTCTTGACAGGAGACAATAGCAGTATTTCTTTGATAGTTAGATTATAGGTTATCTATCGGGAGAAAGTGTGGCAGTTAAGAATTACGGTGCAGGAACTGTTAAGTTCAATGAAGGAATTATTGTCTCTGGGTCTGAAGGTACGACATATGCAACGCTGATAGTTTCTGGAGCAGCAATATTCAACGAAGAGGGGTCTATACATGATTTTAGGGTTGAAAGCGATAGTAACGCACACATGTTATTTGTCGACGGCGCAAACGATCGTGTGGGAGTAGGCTCATCAACACCAATATCATTATTAGATGTATCTGGGAAAATAGCAATTACGTCTGAGCAAGGTTCGACACCATCCGCGCCAGGTGACGGAGAAGGCTGGCTTTATACAAAGACAGACGGAAAAATTTACTGGCAATCTTTTGATGTTGCAGAAACAGATTTGACATCTGGATCCGGAGGAGGAGGAGGAAGCCCAGGTGGATCAGATGGTCAAATTCAGTATAACAATAATAGCTCTTTTGGTGGCACATCTGGAATTTTTTATGATGACACAAATAACATTGTTGGGATTGGAACAACATCTCCAAAGGTTGGATTAGATGTGCATCATGATCCTTCTAGTTTGGCAAATGATACTGGCGGCGGCGAAGTTATAACATTCGGCACAGAAGACGTAACTGATACACTTGCTGCAGGAAAGTTAATGTGCCTAGACTCAGGCGGCATATGGAAATATGCAGATGCAAATATAATTACATCAGGAAGCTCACAAATGATAGCAATTGCGCTAGGAACAACTGTTGCAAATGGATTGTTGATTAGGGGATTTTTTGACGGAACAACAGAACTAAATAATTTTATAAAGGGAGAGGCTATATTTGTAAGTACAACAGCGGGAAAAGTTGATACAACAGCTCCTTCTACTGCTGGTAATTTCGTTCGTGTTGTGGGTTGGTGCACAGATACAGCAAACGTATTCTACTTTAATCCCAGCGGCGACTGGGTTGAGCTAGGATAAAACAATGGGTGCAATTGTCTTTAGCGGTGCTACGTTTACAACTAGCAGCAGCCCTGTAGACGAGCTACCAAAACTATTTTCATCTGGAACATATGAGCTATTTGATGATGTTGATATTGGAAGTAGCTATGTGTCACATGTTAGCGCAAGTCTGGCTCTTACAACTACTTCCGATGTAAAAGCTTATTGGTCTCCTTCTCGAATTCGTGAAGATGTAGCTCAAGGCCGTGGGCTTGCATACATTAGCTGTAGTGACGGAACAATTGAAAACAGCCCTGAATGGTATTTTACACGTGGTGGGTGGTCATGGGAAACACACTCTGCAGGTTTCCAGTGGATTTTTTCAGATGTTCCGTCTGGAACACAAACATTTACGCTGATGGTCAAATCAATTAATGGTGAGGTAAAAATGAATCGTGTAGCTGGCGTCGACGGCGTCAACGAAGGAAGAGATGTACTTTATATTGAAACAATAAACAGATAAATGTCAAATATAAAAAAAATTACAGGTGTAACATTTATCACATCATCAGACGGTTCAAATGTTTTATTTTCAAGCGGGGCTAACGAGGGAACTACGTGGCTAGACCTACCCGGATCAGGAAAGCCATACAAGACAATTGTCAGTACTGAGTTGACGCTTGACACAGTCTCAGATGTTAAAGTGACATTTTGTCCCAGCATTGCATATGAAGAAAATGGTGGATCGGCATTGGGACAGTTTAGCACAAGCTATGATGAAACAGGTCCGGAATATATAACTTTTAGCAAAAGTACACAATATGTTGCACAAAGTCTTTCATGTATGCATGTTTTTGAAAATGTACCCACTGGATCACATACGTTTTACTTTAAAGGAAAACCTCTTGCAGGACAAATTACATGTAATCACTATGCAAACAATGACACAAATGGAAAAGGTTTTGATATTATATGGGCTGAGACAGTTAATCGTGCGCTAACGAGGGTTGGAAAAATATCTGGTGTTGCTGTTACAGAAATGGTGTCCAAAAATATATTATTTGCTAGTGGCACAAACAATAAAGAAATTTCTCTTACAAATACGATGCAAGGTATTGTTAGTGCCAGTATAACACTAACAGAAACGTCAGATGTTAAAATGATGTTTTATCCATCACAGATAGCTGAGGCTTCGGCCGGCGGCGCTGTTTATCAGTTTAGCGGTAGCAATGGGTCATTAAGCCCAATATTTTATGGCGCAAGGTACATATGGAACAACTGTGCAGACACATCAGAAATTATATGGTATCTTGAAGGCCTCGCATCGGGAACACATACGTTTACACTTAATGCAAAAGAGGTTATTGGTGAGGTGTACATGAATGGAAGAATTGAGGGTGCAACATACGGCTATGAAAATACTGGTGTAACATTTGACGGCACTGATTTGATATACATCGAAACACTTACAAAAAGCTAGCTATTTTAATTAATCTATGACAGTAAGTCGCCTTATAAAATATCGCTGTTGATTAAAATCAACTGGCTTACTCTTCATAACAACTATATTTATTGTTGGATGAGTGTGCTTTAAGTGAAACTATCTATGTTAAGAGTTACAGATGTCGTCTAGTAGAAAGAGTGATATAAAAAAGAGTGACTTTATAGTTCTCCAAAAGAAACTCTCTGAAAGAGTTGATAGAATTATCTCTCCAAACAGCTTTCAGGTTGGACTAGACTCAGACGCATTTAAAAGTCAATTAACTACAAAGGGTGTTTTAGTTGCATCTGGAGGAATAACTGGATCAATTACAAAGCTAATTGACGGATCAGACTTTATTCAGGGCGGAGACAATATTATTGTTACGACTGGATCAAAAGGATCAATACACATAAAAGCGAATGTTGGTAGCGGAAAAGGAGATAGAGACGCAACATTTGTTGTTCTTGAGGCAACAGGGTCATTAAATGCCGAGAGGGTCCTTGCAGCCGGCGCAGGTCTAACATTTAATGATGGAGGCGCTGGCGGAAATATAACGATTGCTGCAAATACAAATGACTTAGCGTTTGTTTCATCAGCAAGCATCTTTAAGTCTGATGTGACTATGGAGAGCAATACATACCTGTTTGGAAATGTATCTGGTTTCAACTTAACAGGTTCGATAAGAGGTGCACAGTTTCATGTATCTGCTTCATCGACGCTGTTTGATAGCAGGGTTCATTTTTCACAGTCAATATCAGCGTTTGAGGCAACGGGTTCAGCAAAATTTCAAACAGGAATGACAGGATCCTTACACAGGTTAATAGATGGAAGGAGCTATCTTAGCGCAGGTGATAATATCACGATTGATTCTGGTTCAGATGCAGCCGGCCAGGTAATCATTTCAGCTCCCTCAGCGGGTGCAGGAGGCGCTGATAAAGATGCAAAGTTTGTAGTTTTAGGCCTGACGAGCTCTTTGCCAAATGAGAGATTATTAGGACTAGATAACGGCCTTAGGGCGACGGATGGCGGCGCTGGTGGAACATACCTTTTAAGAATTAATGAAAATGTCGTCGCAAAACTGGTATCAGGTACAACGTTCACAGACAACGTACACTTCTCAGGATCTGTTTCTGATTTCACAGCAACCGGAACAATAAAGGCAAGCTCAGGAATACAAGTAACCGGATCATCATATTTTAATGATGCTGTTCACATGTCAGGAAGCGTCTCGGGTTTTATTTTGACCGGAGCCATACGAGGACCTTCTCTTCATGTAACATCAGATGCAACTAAGATTGAAAATAATCTATATCTTTCTGCAACAGTTTCTGATTTCACAGCAACCGGAACAATAAAGGCAAGCTCTGGATTAGAGGTATCATCTAATTCATATTTTAACGGTCCAGTACAGCATAGTGGTAGTGTTCACCTTTCAGGATCAGTGTCTGACTTCGCACTAACAGGAACGATAAAGAGTTCAGCTTCAAAGATTATTGAGTCATCAGTTGCAACAGAGATAGAGACGTCAGCAGGGAAGCTAGTTCTTGATGGAAAGACAGGCGTGTCGATTCATGAGGGAGGAGTTGCTGTTATCTCTGTTCAGGATAGCAGAGATGTTAAGTTTGAAAATCAAGGAGATGTTTGGTTTGCAAATACCGGAGGATCGACAAGTGATCCAGACGTCGAATTTGATGGATATGTGAGATTTGATAATCAGGCAGAGTTTGACAAGGGTGCAAAGTTTGATGATAATATACACCTATCAGGATCAGTGTCTGACTTCTCATTAACAGGAACAATTAAAAGTAATGTCTCAAAGATAATTGAGTCATCAGTTGCAACAGAGATAGAGACAGCAGGAGGATTTTTAACTCTAGATGGACGAGATGGAATAAAGATCAAGCAGGGCGGAACAGATGTAATCATTGCAACGACAGGAAGCGTATATGTTGGATCTGGAAGTATACATCTCTCAGGATCTGTATCAGATTTTACTCTAACAGGGACAATAAAAAGCTCTGCTTCAAAGATAATTGAGTCATCAGTTGCAACAGAGATAGAGACAAAGTCAGGAAAGGTAACGATTGACGGACAGACGGGTGTCTCTCTTCAAAATGCCGGAACACAGTTGTTTTCGATAGATCCTGCCGGAGTTTATTTTCACGGATCTGTGTCATCGTTTGTTGCAACAGGAACAGCTAGGTTCAATAGTGGTCTTAGCGGATCACTAACGACATTGTCTGACGGATCAGAATATCTTATAGCCGGTTCTGGAATCTCAATTTCAACAGGCACAGATGGCTCTCTGACAATCACTAATGATGGAACAGTTGGAGATATAACAGCTGTAACAGCAGGAACAGGTCTCTCAGGAGGAGGAACATCTGGTGCAGTAACGTTAAATATCGATGATAGTGTTGTTGCGACAGTTTCAGGAAGCAATTTTACAGGAGGAGTTAAATTTAGCAATGATGTGTATTTGTCAGGATCTGTTTCAGATTTTACGTTAACGGGATCAATTAAGGGACCACAGGTTCACATCTCATCTGATTCAACAAAGATAGATAACAGCATTTATCTGTCAGGATCTGTTTTTGCAGATAGTCTTAGTGGATCATTAACAACACTAGCTGACGGATCACCGTACTTAGTTGCAGGAAAAAACATAACACTATCAACAGGATCGTCTGGAAACGTTACTGTTACAGCAGCAGCTGGAGGTGCTGATGATGCAGCGTCATATGTTGTGCTATCATCAACAGGGTCTCTTCAAAATGAAAGAGTTCTTGCAGCAGGCTCTGGTCTGACAATATCTGATGCTGGTGTGGGATCATCTATAACCGTTGCAATAAACACTAATGTCGTAGCTCAAGTTTCATCTGGAACAACATTTACAGACAACGTACACTTTTCAGGTTCTGTGTCTGACATGTCAGTTACGGGAACGGCCAGATTTACATCCGGATTAAGCGGATCACTTACAGCTCTGACTGATGGAACTGAATATCTCATTGCTGGATCTGGAATTTCTATCTCAACGGGTTCTAGCGGTGCACTAACAATCACAAATGACGGAACAGTTGGAGACATATCATCCGTTACTGCAGGAACTGGATTGACCGGTGGCGGAACGTCTGGGGCAGTAACACTCAACATAAACGATAGTACAGTTGCAACAATATCGGGATCATCATTTACAGGAGTGACAAAGCACACACAGGGTCTTTCTGGATCACTAACAAGATTGACAGATGGAACTTCATACCTTGCAGCAGGTAGCAACGTAACTATTTCTACAGGGTCAACAGGTCAGGTCACAATTGCATCAACAGACACAAACACCACCTACACAGCTGGCACAGGGTTAGATCTTTCTAGCACAACATTTAGCATAGACGACAGTGTCGTCGCAACTGTTTCAGGAACAACATTCTCAGGAAATGTTGTTGCATCGTCTGGCTTGTCTGGTTCGTTACAGAATCTATCTAATGGAACATCATACCTCGCTGCAGGTAG